ATCGTTGCCCGGATCACCTTTCAGGCTGTCGAGCCACTGCGATTCCGTGCCGACAAAGCCGTCGGCGACGGCAATTTCATACGCCGAAAGGCCGGGAGCACCGTCTTCCCCGTCGGCTCCCGGTGCGCCATCCGCACCGGGCGTCCCGTCCGCTCCAGTTGCCCCCGTCGCGCCGACGCCGCCTCGGATATCGACGGCCTCCGCGATCAGTGACGTGAAACCCGTCGGGCCGACGTACAAGCCGCTCGCCGGCTTCTGGCCGGTGCCGCCGGTCCAGTCAACAATCTGGTGAACCCGGCGCTCGCCATCGGCCACGATCGCCGAGACCGGCGTCCAGCCATTGGTCCCGTCACTACCTTCACCCGACGATCGCTGAATAACGACAACCGGACCAGACGGAGATTCCACGACCTGAACGTTGACGTCCGGGGTGCTGATTACGTTAACCGTGACGTCATCAGTCATCGTTCCGGCCTCCCCGGCCTACAATCTCACCCCACAGATAGACCAGCTGGCTACCGTTGTGCCACACTTCGATTTCGTAAGTGGCTGGCGTGTAGGGCTTCGTATCCGACGCCTCGCGAATAGTCCGGGTGTCTTCGGGCGTCAGCACAACACGAAAAGTCCCAGCGTATTCATCTTCCGAAACCACGCCGCCCGGACTTTCGCTGCTGTCGTCCATAACGTAAGTCTTACGAAAGAGCAGGTTTCCCTTGTACGCAAAACTGACGCGGATGTCGTCGAATTCGACCGGTACTTGATTCGAATCAAGCACGGCGAACACAAATCGAGGCGTGGTCCCGCGCCAAACCTCGAAGTCATAACGTCCGGGGATCATGCCTCTATTCCTTGCAGTCTCGTGTTGTCTTACAGCTGGAACCAGCCGGGGACGCCATACTCGTCGTCATCAACCATGACGCGAATGTCGCGACCATCGGGCGTCAGCGGAACCCCGGTAAGACCGGTGTCGAAGAAGCCCAGCAGTCGCGCTGTGGCGTCGTTGCCGGTATGGATAAACAGAACGACCACCGCGACGTCGTCCGGTCCGGACGGCACCGACGCGAATAAGGCGTCGTCACTGTCAAACGTGGCTGTTGCTGGGTCGACGGACTTGCCAGTCAGAGACGTCGAACGAGCGATCACGTTTGCCGCTATATCCGACATGAAAGCGTGCGTCGCGTTATACACGCTCGTCTTGAGCAGAGCGGCGCGAACGTCCGCCGTCAGCAGATTGATAGCACCCTGCAGCATAGCTGCTTTGGCGCTGGGGTAGAGAGCGTTTGCCATAGTCGGTTCTCCTTAAGTAAACGAGCTAAAGCCAGAAGGCGGTGAGTGCAACTGACTTCCGGCTTGGAAGCGAGCTTGGTTACTGTGCCCGCCAAACACGGAATCCGCTGGCATCCAGTGATTGGCGGACACCAGCACAGTGTTGACAGGTAGCTGGTGCGCCCAACCGGTCCCCGCCGCCGGGTTGCCGTTCCAGCTGCCGTTCTTACCAAACCAGATGCGTCGGGTGTCGTGATCGTAGGCTATCATCACCACGTCGCCCGCCGTGTACGGCGCGTAATTCTGGACGATCACCCCGCCAATAACCACGCGCCCGTCGTTCCAATAACCGATGCCCTGTCCTCTTACACCGACGCCAAAATCGGTGATCGTCTGACCCAGTTTCTGGTTTGTAGCTGTGAACGGAACGGCCATACCCGTCGAGCAAGCGTCGAGCGCCAGTACGTGAATTTCCCAATACTTCTTATCCGTCGCGCGATCGAACGCCTTTGCCACGTGCCAGCCGGCGGCACCTGAATTCAGCAGCGTGACGTCCATGCGTAGGGCGTCCGTGATCAGACCGTCGCTGCTGGTGTCCGGGTTCCAGTGTTGCAAGCCTCCCTCGACGATTTCGCCTTCTCCCGGAAAGTCGATGAAATCCGGGTCCGTCGCCATGTCCACTTCGGCCCGGAGCCAATCGTCGCTAAGATATTCGGCCCGAACGTACGCGAAGCCGTATTCAAAGTTGCCGGGTTCGGTCGTCGAGTTGGCTTGAGCCCGCCCCAGCACGAACATGTCGGTCGTCGGACGAGAAGTGAAGCCTGCCGACGCCACGTAACCGTCCGGACCGTTGTACAAATTACGGCGCGTGCCACTGGACGCCGCACTATACTGCAAGTGGCCTCGGAAGCGCTCGGCGTCGTTGGACGGAATGAAACGAGGCGTGTTGTTGAGCCACGAGTTGGTGTTGTCCCACGCCTGCATGGCGTCCGATCCGCTGCTATCGGAGCCGCGCCACGACATCGATGCACGCTGGGTCTGGTTAGCGGAATTGAGCAACGAACCGACGCCAAAATTGTTTGACGTACTCTGTCGCGTCGTCTGCAGCGACACGCCAAGCGTAAAGGCGGGAAGCGAGCCCGACAGCATACCCCAGACTGCAAAGGCCGTCGCTTCGCTCGACGGATTGTAAAGACGCAGACCCTTGCCGGCGAAAAGCGGCTCGTCGAGCAGATCGACGTACGCGCGCCCGGTGGTGCCGTGGCCCGTGGTGCCGGGACTGACTACGATCTTGCCGGCATGATCGGTCCAGCCGTCGCCGTCGTCAAAGAATAGCACGATTTCGTAGTCAGACCAGACGGCGTTCCGGCCTTCGGGAGCGTTGTTTGGTGCCTTGTCGCCAGCCGTGTACGTACGCAAGCGCCACTCGGTATCCGCCGCCGTAAAGACCGTCGGGAGCTTGACGAAGGCGAAGCCCTTCTGCTCGACGTGGTCCCACACGACGACGTCAAGCGGTAGCGCGTCGCCCGCCATGTCGAAAGCCCGCAAGTTGCCGGCTCCGGACAGGATCGTGTCCTTAAAGTCCGTCGGAAGCTTCGACAAGTCGATCAGGACGGGAAAATCAGTAAGGTCGGCGGTGACTTTACCCGACGGAATGGTGAGCGTTATCGTCGCCTGTTCTGTCAGTTCTCCGCCGTCGTCGTCCTGCAGGCCGCCTCCCCGGATCACTTCCAGAAACATGTTGGTCAGGCGTGTGGCACCTGACGCCGCCGACATGCGCTGAAACCCGAACTGGGCGTCGTTGACTTCGTCGATGGTCCACAGGGCGAAAGTCTCGGGATTTACTGGCCACCCGTTGAAACGCCTCGTGTTAAGGGACGTAGAACCGCCCATGTTTAGGCCGAAAAAGTCGCGGCTGTTCGTCTTCGTCCGGTGCCGATATTCGCTGGTCGATGTGCCGAAATCGTGGTGATCAAACGAAACCACCGCCAGAACGTCATCGAGGGCTGAATATTCGTCCAGCTTTTCGAATTCATACAGATCGTACGCGCCGTCGGTTGACGTAGTGTTAATGGTTGACGTGCCGTCGCGCCACGCTTCTGACACGTTCTGCCAATTCGGATTGCCACCGCTCGGCGACAGTTGGACGGCGTCGCCATCCGCGATCGGACGCAACGTCTCGATATAGTGCGGCTTCGGAAGATCGTTGCTGTCAATGCCGATCTGGTCGTAATTAAACGCCGTAACGCCCGGAGCCTTACGCCACGCCACGAAGTCGTCGAACACGCACTCGTCGCCGCCACCGACCAGCGATACGCGATGAATTGCGCCCTCGGTCGCCGTCGACAAATCGCCAGTAAAGTCGATGATCAGGACGCCGTCAAGCCACACTTTGCAGCGTCCGCTCGCACCGTCGAGCTTGTACATAACTTCGACGTGAACCCACTGCCCCAACTTGTCGGCCAGATACCCGATTCCCGCGCCGTTGTTTTCGGTAGCGATCGTCGTTCCGGGAAATGACGTGTCGAGCGACTGGAGCGACACGCGGGCGTTGGCTCCAAGGACGAGGAACGCAGCCGACGCCGGACCCAGACTGTCGCCCTCGACGCCGATACCAAGCCACCGCGCGTTGCTGGTTGGGATCGACGTGGTAAACTTCGCGTTGACCGCGAAGTGCAGTTCCTCACCAACCGGCACGCCCGTATCGTTTAGTACCGGCGTCATCATGTGAATAAAGCTGGTGCTGGACGCTCGCCGGAAGGCACCGCGCCCATTCTTGCCGCCCGTCGGCAGATATTCGACCGTGCCGCCGTTTTGCACCCAAACGCCGCCCACGCCGCCCGTGCCGCCGCCCACAGCGTCATAAGAATCGAAACTGTCGCAGAACAGCAGGCCCGAAGTCGGACGCAGATCGCCCATGACAAGTTCGTGCGCGCCGAATGCAGACGTACCGTACAGCTTGGACAACAAAATGTCGAGGCCGACGGGCGGCGTTACGTTTTCAACGGCGAGAGCGCCGAACGCGTGCTGGTTTGCCAGTTTCGTATGAACAATGTTGAGAACGTCGCGAAGCTCGAGCGAATGACCGCCAAACGCCTGCTGGTTGGCTAGTTTCGTGTGAGCGATGTTGATGACGTCCCGGAGCTCGAGCCCATGACTGCCGAATGCGTGTTGGTTGATCAGTTTCGAGGCACGGATCGTCTTCCGCCCTTTACGGCGACTTCGAACTGTAATCGCGCTAACAAGCGACGTAGTCATACTTCACCCTAGGTGGTAAACGCGGCAAATACCACTGATAGATCGGCGGCGGTTTCGTCGACGATTGTCGGCTCAACGAGCCACAGTTTGTCGCCGGGAGCAAAATCGGTGCGCGCCCCCATGCTTAATGTGCCAAACTGGCCTCCTGATCCGTCAACTTCGGCTTCCGGGTCGAAATCAATCGACCCGATAACTTCGTCATTTTTGTAGATTTCGATACTGACGGGCTCGGTGCATGCCGTTCCCAGATAAGCCACCGAGTTGGCGAGCTCGTCGGGCAGGAAGAAGTTCAAGTTGCCGGGCACGACGTAGATGCCCATGCGCATGTCTTCGCCGCCGGGAAGCGGACCCAGTATATTGAACGGAATATCGTACCGGACCACAGGGCTCGGCCCGAACATCTGTTGATAGAGCGGCTGGCTGTCTTCGCCGACGGCTTCCGGATCAAACGCCGCCGGGATCGCAGGCGTGGTGTGTGCCTGTAGTACCCAGTAAATGCCGACGCCCTCAACCTGAATCAGATCGTTGACGGCGTACGTCTGGCCGTTCGCCCACTGGTCGCGCCAGCGAATGCGCGCCGTCGGGATTGTAAACGGACCCATGACGCGCTCGTCCGTCAGCCGAACGATAAACGAATTCGGCGTGACGAGCACTACTTCATCAATACCAACCGGAACAGCGAGATTGGCCTCGATGTCCTGAACATATTGAACGATGGCCCATAGATTGGTGTCGGCTTCCACCGACGTAAGCGGATCACCCTTACCGCCGCCCCACGGCCCATCGTTCTTGTATAGTAGCTCGAGCGGCATGGCTTAAAAGCCTCCTTTAACCGGTCTTGATCTGGTCTCGTTCCAGAATTTCGATGTGGTCGTCTTCTTCCTGCTCGATCAGCTTGATGACGTTCTGCGACGGAGCGTTGATGTTCGCGCCCTTGGCTGCAGACTGCGCGATCGCCTTCGTAACTTCGACGTCGATATACGTCTCCGGATCGTCCTGATTTTTGACGCGGACTTTGTCGAACTTGCGGCGGTGCTCGGTGTTTTCAGTGCGACGCACGGACTGAATAGTGCTGGTGTTGTTGTAGGAAGTCTCGACGGTGTTTGCTCCACCGAATTCGATCGTCATTTCGATTTCGTCCGGATTGCCCGCGTTGTTTTTACGACCAACGACGGGCGGATTAACCCAGTTGGTGGCGAACGGGCGAACGACGTTTTCCATGGTCATGGCGTCGACCCCGCTTCGAGATCGATCATCTTCGGCACCTTAAGGTCTTCTACCTCGATCAGATATGGAGATTCAAATTCCTTCTGCAGATTACGAAAGACGACCTTGATCGACGTTTGTTTGTCTTTCAACATATCACGCAGGCGTGACGAGAATTCCTGATACGCAGCCGTATTGTCCCACGTAGCCGACAAACTGCCGGACCCGAATTCCGACGTGATAATCGCTCCGTCCTCCGGGACGCCGGCCTCGACGATCGCCATGATTTCGTCGCGTTGGGTGACAGGTCCGTTCGCGACGACCACCGAGTTGACAATCTGGTTCGCCGGCACCGTCGCGCCAAGAAGATTGATGCCGTCGTCCTTCGGGTTTGCCAGCGGACGCTTGTATCCGATGTCCGAATTGGGAGCCACGACGGCGTTTTCATACTCCTGATAGTCGGGCTCGACGTAATCCGCCTCGACGTAAGTCGGTTCGCCCGGTAGCACGTCGATATTGCCGCCATAACCGACGGTCGAAACCATTGTAACGGTGCAGAGGACCGCCCCGTTCTGGACCGTCAGTTCGTATTCGGTAATTTTGCCGGTTACTTCGCCGCCGGGCAAACGCGGGTCCAAAATCCGGGCGTTTTTACGCAGACTGACGTCAACGATCTCCATAAAGTCCCGAAGAACGAACTTGTGTTCGATCGCTCTAGCCGCCGCCAAGATGTGCGCCCGTGCCACCATGAGCAGGTGCTCGAGGCTCTTAAGGCCGCGCGTCGTCGTGATGTAGGAGCGCAGCGCCGGATTGACGATCGGGCGTCGGTTGTCAACGAGCGGCACGTCGTCAGGATCAACGGCTGGCGTGTTGTCCAAGATCGGAAACGAAGCGTCTACGCTGTCAAACGTGAGCTCCAGCACGTCCTTGTCTTCGGGATCGGTTACGACCGGCTGCATTTCGGCGTTGAGCGCGAATTCGACGAACTCGATCTGGCGACGGGCCACGTTGATTGCGACGGTCCAGACCGGCCTGAAATACGTAAGGTAGATCAGCGGACGCTGGTACGTAATGGAATCCGACATGCTCTGAGTTGCGCCAGTCTTAGTATCAGACGTGCGCTGGCTCGTCCCTTTAGTCATGACGATCGGAGCAATTACGTCGTCCGGTCCCATCGCCATCGGGGAAAACGGGTCGGGCTGCGGATACAGCCGGACATTCTTGGGCGGTACGACTTTCGTTTCGCTGCCCGATACGTTGTGGACGACGATAAGGACCTGCCCGCCGTCAAACGACGAAATCGGCGGACCAGTGTCGGGCTTTGATGGCTTGTTGTCGGTCTTCCACGATATCGTCGTGGTCTCCAGTTTGATCGGCGCGTCCAGATTGAGGCTGGCCTGAGCCGTTGACAGCCCGCCGCCGATGTTGGCTCCCGGCTGCGGCCATGAACTCTCCAGACCTTGCGCCGTGAATGTTGACAGAAAACCCTTCTTGTCGTCGATGTTTGTGTACTGGTTGTAGATCAGCGGCATAACGTCCGACGTCGTCTGGCCGATCTGTGTCCAGAAAGCCCGCGCGCGTACCAGAACGCTGCGTATCGGAACCGAGACGATACGGCTCTCGAGCCCGTCGTAGAGCACGCCGCTCTCGCCGTATTCAAGCAGGCTGTCACCGCTGATCCAGTCGGACAGCGTCAACGCGTGCGTCAGACGATCGACGTGGATCGACCCGCTATAGCCTTCAAACACAGTATCGGGCTCAAGCCGCTTTCGCTCGTCGTACCAGACGGGATCGTACCACGGCAGCACGCGCAGCGAATCCGCCAGTTCGTGCTTGCGATCCAGATAGTCGAGCGGGCGGGCACGGAATTCGAGCGTCACTTGCTCCGCGAAAATGTTGCTCGGCGTACCGATCATCTGCCCATAGAAAAGCGGATAAACGGCATTGTTGTGCTCGATCGACACCCACGCCCAGAACTTTCGGCCCGGTGACAGCAACCCGACGCGTGGATTTCGCACGACGATGGTCAAATACGCGAAGCCACCCTCTTTCTGCTTAAGGGACAGGCTGTAGATGTTTTCATCCGAGCGGTTGTGGACAGCGGCGTTAAACGGCTCCCCTGCATCCACCCATGCAAAATAAATCGCCTCCATCAGCGTTCCTCCATTTCGAGGGACCAGCCGACGGACGCACCCCACTCGTTATATTCGACGCTATACGTCGTAACCAGCATGACCAGAACGGGGCGATAGAAAGTGAAGCCGTGCTCGACGCGCGTGCTGCCCGGAGCGGCCGGCCGCGCGGGCGTATCACCTACCGGGCAGGCAAGCTCCACCGCGCAATGTACGGTAAGTTCCCGGCCCGGAAAAATGCCGTCAAGCGCCGGCACGCGCTGATCGACGCAGGTGATCGTCGTGCGATATTTGTGGAAGAGCTCGACCGACAGGTCTTGTAGCTGTCCGTTGATGGTCCGCGCTTGCTGCGTCGCGGCCTCGATCGGTGCCAGCGTCTGCACCAGCCCGCGTGACGAAAACAGCGTGACGCCCATACCAAGCAGCGTCAGAACGGTCTGAAATCCGCCGCCGATTACGGGAGCGTAGTATTCCTCGTCGCTCATTTCGCCGACCTACTTGACTGCCGCCTGCCAGCGCTAGCCAGCCGCTCTTCGATTGAATACCGTTCAAGCGCCCGAATGGCTTCGGAATTCGCCGTCATGCCTGAAATCGTCTGGCCGCCCGGCAGCACCAGTTGGAGCGGACGCCGGCTATCGCCGCTCGACGTGCTCTCCCGGTACAGACCGGACGCTGACACGCCGCTCGTCAACGGTTCACTAAAGCGAGAGGCCAGACCTTCGACTAGTCCGCCCATGTTGAAACCCTGTCCACCCATCAGCGCGGCCAGAGCTTCGCGCGGAATGCGAAGCGTCCGGATGGCCTCCATAAAGCGTGATCCGTAGTATTGGACCGCGCGGACCGGTTGGACAAATTCACCGTCCGACAACCACGCCGGAATGCTGTCGGACTTTGACGTTCCCGGTCCACGCACTCCGCCGCCACCCGCAAAGCCTTGCGCCGCCGCGCCGACTGGACCACCCGACGCAAATCCCCACGACTGCGCAAGCTCGTTCGCGTACCTGATCGTCTCTTTGATCTTTTCGATCCAGCCGTTGATTGTCGCCGTTGCTCGTTGGACGGCGCTATTGACGGCGTCGGCGACGAAATTCCACGCGTCGACTGCCGATTGTTTGACACTGTCCCACAAGCCCTGCATCCACTCCAGAAAGCTATTCCAACTGTTCTGGACGAACGCGACTGCGTCGGCGACGCCTTGCTTGATGACTTCCCACGCGTAGGTCACCGTCGCCGTAAACGCAGCCCAGTTTTCAGTAGCATTCTGAATGGCGTCAGTGATCGCCTGCTTAAACGTGTTCCAAGCGTCGGTGACCGTCGCCTTAAACGTCTCCCAGTCGAAACTCTGGTAGAGCATGTAGGCCAGCACGCCAATCGCGGCGATGATGGCGGCGATGACGATACCCCATGGGCCAAACGCAGCTACCGCCGCAATGCCCATGACTTTCAGAGTGGCGACGATCGACGCCAAAATACTGCCGAGCAAGGTCAGGCCCGAACCCAAAAGCGTAACAGCGGCCGTCAGTGGAGTAAACAGCGTAGCGAGCAGCGCGCCGACGGGAGCGAGTACGGCCGCAACCGTCTTGGCAACGACGAGCAGACCGGCAAAACCAGCAACCACCACGCCGATCGCCGTGCCGACGGGACCTAACGTGTCAAGGAACGATACAATCGCCGGGCCGACGTAATTGGCGAAAGCCTCCGCCGCCTTAATGACGGCGGGTGAAATCGCGACGATGGCCTCGGTGATCCGGTCAAATATCTGAATAAAGTGCGGACCGAACGCCAGCCCGATACGCGTAACCAGCCCGCTGAAAGCCTTACCCGTCTTGTCGAGCGCATCGTTAAAATCCTTACCGACCTTGAGCTCGGCCTCGGTAAAGACGATCCCGATGCGCTGGGCTTCTTTCGTGAATTCGTCGAGCCCTTTCCTCCCGGTTGACAGCAACTCGACGAGGCCCGGACCTAGCCGTCGACCGAAAACCTCCGCCGCTGCCGCCGACCGTTCAGCCGGACTTTCCATGTTGGCGATGGCGTCTGCAAAATCGCGAAACACGTCCGTCGTACTGCGGGCGGTGCCGTCAGCATTCTTGACGGCGATGTTAAACTTCGCCAGTTTGTCTTCGACGTCGCCTCCCGCAGCGATACGTCCCAAAGCGGCCTGCAGCCGTTCGGCGCTCGAGCCGGCCTGACCCGCCGCGAATTGAAGACCTGCCAGTTCCTGCGCCGTGGTGCCGACGGCGATCGAAGCTTCCTTTAGGTCCGACGTAAGTTGAGCGGCTCGAGCCGACAGCGCAAAAATTCCGCCCGCCACGGCAGCAACGGCCGCAGCCGCAGCAGCGGCAAAACGGGCCAGATCGCGGGCTGCGGTGAGCGAATCCCGGCCCACGTCCTTAAGGGACTTGCCAAAATTCTCGCCGGCCTTCTCGGCGTCCTTAAGTTGCTTCTCCAGTTCTTCGGCAGACGCCGCCGCCTTGTCAATACCCTTCGAGGCGTCGTCGGCCTTCGACCCCGAATCCCTGATCTTGTTGAAGGCGTCTTCGCCCGCCTTGCCCAAGTTTTCAAGCGTGCGCTGGGCTTCATCCGCGCCCGTGATCTTGATGTCTTGGATAATGCTGCCGTCGTCGCTCATTTCGTGGCCTTGTAATTCCGACGGTAGACGTTTCGTATCTTAGTCGAGACGTCCTTGATGATCGCGCGTATCTTAAATCGCGGCGGTACTTTGACGGACTCCTTACCAAAGTATTTGGGTTCGCCGGTCTCCCGTGACAGCAACAGCGGCGCTTTGCCGGCTCGATCGACGCGAAACAAGCCGCCCGGATAGTCGCGCGCCCATACGCCCTTGGCGTCGTCGGCGAAGCTAAGCGGAATCCAGAGCAGCGGCTTGCCCCGGATCACTGCGCCGAACTCGTGGACCGTCCAGTAAAAAATGTCGTGCCACGCGCGGATGACGATTTCGTTCGTACCCGGACGCACTTGCGGCTCCGCATGGAAGCCGCGCGGCCAGCGTAGTCCGAATTCACCGTCTGCGCCTGCGATCTGCACCTTAACGCGATCCTCGATTTCTTCCGCCACTTCCAATGCAGAGCGGGCGGCTGCCCGTCCGACCCTCTCCGCGAACCGCGTGAAGCCGAAACGAAAGCGCCGCCCAACTTGCTTGTCGCCTAACTCGAAGCGAATCATCTAGACTGTTCCAGTGCAGTCCTGTAAAACTTGGCTAGCTTCGATTTGTCACCCATTGAGGCCAGCCTCGTCAGGGCGACGTATCTTGCGTCCTCTCGTATCTGTCGGCGATCTCCTAACTCGATCCACGCCGCTAACTGTCGCGGCGTGTAAGTTATTGCGTCGGCGTGCCCTCGAGATCGGAGTTGTTCGACGGCTCTGGCGATTTCGTACCCGCTACCCATCCATGCACGCCGACTTCGCGGCTGAATTCCTCCAGAGCCTCGAGAAAACTTCGGATACCTCGAGGGAACGTCTGCTTGACGATCGGCCCAAGCAGCGCGATCTGATCGCCGAGTGGCAAGATGCGCGCCGCGTCGATCGTCGCCTTGTCGCCCTGCTGGCCGATGCCGGCCGCGATGATTGACGCCACTGCTTTCGGTGCGATCCGGAGCAGTGTCTCAGGCGTCAAGTCTTCGCCCTTGTTGATCATTGCGAGCCGGAGCTCCGGGAAGTCGACGAGAAGGTACGCGACACCCTCGCCAGAAATGCCGCGTACTTTCAGCTTGTGCCCCTGTATTTCCACTTCCTGTGGGGCGTTTACGATGTCAACCAAACTGACCACTGCTCTCTCCTCATTTACGCGGTTGGTCGTCAGCTATCGGCGGGCATGTACCCTTCGATATTGGTGAACCACAGCTTGCCGAACTTGCCTTCGTTCGGCCCGCCCGGAATTGCGATCAGGGATTCGCCTTCGACTTCGAAGTTCCCGACTTCGTCCTGATCGATCAGATTGAGCGAGCCGGACGGTGAGAACACGACGCGATACAGGTGAATGTTGTACTTCGGTCCGACGTCGTTGGACGAAACGAAGCGGAACTCGCCCTCGAGGCTGACGCCGCCCAGAATGTCGATGGACGGGCCTTCCGGGTCGAGCATATCGACGTCGCCGATCAGAAGCATCTGCAGGTTGTGCAGGGTGGCTTCTTCCATGACGATCCGGAGCGTACCGCCCTTCTCGAGCACCACGTCCAAATCCTTGACGCGCACGCCTTCCATCGACGAGAAGTGCTCGAGCTTCTCGATCACGGGCGTGAATTCGATCTCCGGGCAGTTGCCCAGCGCGCGAAAGTCGGTGTCTCCCAAGCGCTTGAAGTAACCACGACCCTTACCGATGCGGTAGTTGCGCGGGTTCGGGGCGTTAAGGACTGCGTCGGCCATGACGTGGTCTCCAGTGTTAAAGTTCGAATGGATTAAGGGGGTAGGACAGAGACAAATTCAGCTGCATCTGCCCTTCCATGCTCGAGCCTGACTGCAAGTCGGTGAGACACCCGTGATAACGAATGTTGCCGTTGTCACCGACCAACTCCAGAAGCTCCGGGTCTTCGCCGATTGCCTTAAGCATGGCCACGCGGTACTCATTGAGCAACTGGCCGACCGTCTCGTTTGTCGGCTTCTGCGTCTTTAACAACACGAACAACTGCGGACGCAGAATCATGATGGACGGCGACAGCGCCACCCGTCCCCGGTTGGGCTGGCTGGCCGCTTCGCTCTCGGTGCCGTCGAGCATCACGAACGTCGGGCGCTTGTCGGGATCGATCATCGCTCGATTACGGACGCGGGTCGTAAACGGCGGCGTGTGAGCCGGGATGCCGGCCACCGTAAAGAGACGAGCGAGAATGGCTTCGCGGCGATCCATCACGCACCTACTCTGGATTCGTACTGCACTTCGCAGTCGTGAAAAATCGGGACGCCGCCGGGGCGTGGCCCTTCGGGAGGCTTCACAAGCCGGAAAATCTCGCCACCAACAACGAGTTTGTCTAATTCGTGGTCCGGCGGAACTGCGAGGCCGACCGTTGAAATCAACGCGCGGCGTGAATACTCCAGCCGCAGCGACTGTTCGCGCGGCGTGTAATCGAGCACGGCGACGTAGCACGTGCGATCGGTAGTGCCGCGTCGCAATTTGCCGATAGCACCCGGCACACGCGCGCTCGAGCCAAACCGGATGATCTGGCGATGCGAGACGCGCTGTGCTCTTTCGGTGCTAAAGCGTGGCATGTCCTCAAACCACCGCAATTCCGGGGAAATTCAGCCGCCGCAACGCGACGTACTGGCGACCGTATCCCGTCGAGCTAAAGTCGTTGCTACCGACGGAGGGCGACGAGCCGTAGGATACGGAAATCGGCCCGAAGCTCTCCGACTGTATGTTGCCCGGATCGCCTTCCGTTTCCCCCGACGTTGCCCAGTGGGCGACGAGCAGCATCGTCGCTTTCCTGCGGTCACGGCTGATCCAAGTCGGACCGACCATGTCGATGGCGTCGTTAAGAAGCGCCTGCAACCGGTCCTCGTCATAGACTTCAAGGTCCGGATAACGCAGGACGACATCTTCGACCGTCGGGGGAACGTAGGGTTCCGCCATTGCGTCAGCCCTCCGCCGCTACCTTGCGAAGCGCGTCAAGAAGGTCGGACTTTCTCGGGCGCGGAGCCCTGAATTCCGACTTGTCGACGAGCGCGAAGGTGGCCTCCAGCAGCTGGTCATAGTTGATCTCGCCCTTGTCCTGCTGCTCGAGCAGGCCGGCTGCGATCGACTTGCGGTAGCCCTTCGCGTCGGCGTCGGCGTCGGACGTATCGTCGGTTCCGCCAGCATCCGCGTCCGAACCGGCGGGCTGCTGGGTCGGCGCGTCGGACGCGGGCGGCGACGTGTGGTCCGTCGTCGTACCGTCCTCGTCCTCCGGATTGGCGGGATCGCCTTCCTGTCCTGTCTGGGCCGGCGGCGGGTCGGACGGCTTCTTGTCAAACCAGTCGTCCGGGCCGGACACGTGCTTCAACAGCACTTTGTTGGTGCGGCGCTCTTCGGCTTTCAGGATTTTGAATACCTGCTCGGAAAGGTCGATGACGCTCGTCTGTCCGGGTGGAATGACGCGCACTCGACCGAACCGGTCCGGAACTTCAAGCTGCCCCGTGCGCTTGTTGGTGACTTCGTACATTACGCGGGTCTCCTATTTGATACGCGGCGAAGTCTCAAGATGCGAAGGACCCGGCCAGTGCCGCGTAATCACTGACCGGGTCCACAAGTCGCACCCAAGAGGAGAGCGGATTAAGCGCGACTTGATCCCCGTTGCTTACTCGCTGTCGGACGGCGCGGCAAGGATGCCGTCGGCGTACCGGATGGCTCCCGGCCGTCGGACTTCGAGGCCGGCGAGACGGAAGATGCCCGGAACGTCGAAGACCAGCGGCGCAGTCTGGAACGGCTGCAAGAACCGATGGGTCATCGGAATGTGCAGCTTGAGGACCAGCGGATCACGCCGATAGGCGATCATGCGGCCGGTGCCGCCGACGCCCGCCGTCTCGAGCCCACGCACGGCGCGAATCACCAGCGGGCGACCGGTCGTGTGCGAGTAGACGTTGTTCTGCAGCAAGAACTGCAGGACCGTGATCTGCGTGTCCGTCAGACGCCGCGTCGCGATTGCCGCCATCGCGGCCGGCGGAATCAGGATCGTATCCGCCATTTCGACGGTGTTGGACGACGTCCACATGCCGATCAGCACGGCATTGACGTCGGCCAAAATCTCGTCGGGCGTCTTGCCGATCCAGTTCAGCGGGGTGCCGGAACCGGCACCCGCCGGGACCAGAGCCGATGAAATGCCGGGGTAGTTGATCAGGCCGTGGAAGTTCTTCTCAGCGTCGCCGCGCAGCGCGACTTCGTCGATGAACTCTTCGTAGGCCCGACGCGCCGCCGCCGCACGGTCCGCAGAAAGATTACGGCCGGGAATCATCATCGCCGTGCCAAGTTCCTGCAGCGTGTAGCGGTAGCCGACGTCAGCCATTTCGATGCTGACTTCGTGGCGGTTGCGCTGGACGTCGGCGACGTGGATGTCCTTGGCGTGGTGATGGAACCACCCGGCCTTGCCGACGCGATCGGTCGAGTAATACTCGACCGACGTTGCCCATTCGTTGGCCGTCGAATCGACGGGGATGATGTCAGGATACTGAATGTCGGGGTACTGAACCTCGACCACCTGACTTTCGATGTGGGCAGTCTGGGACTGCAAAAAGCCCAGTGCCGCCTGCTGATCCACAAGGTACATCTTGCAGTGTCTCCCAAACGTGACGCAGTCGCGCGTCGTGAAAGAAAGCGCCGGTTAGGGCGCGGTTAAGCGTTGGCCGGGATGTGGAACGCGTCGATTTCCAGCAGCGCCAGACCGCCAGACGCTGCCGACGTAAGCCAGCGGCTCTGAGAAATCTCGGTCATGTCGGAGCCGGCCGGGCCGAGTGCGCCGGACGTTGCATGAACGTACGCCGCGCCGCCGACTGCCACGTCCCCGTTGACCTGAACCCAGATCGAGCCGCGCTGGAGGATGCCGATGTTGGCATACCTCGGATACTTGTCTTCGTGGCGCGGATCGAGCGTCACGTCACGGACCGACACGCCGTAGAACGTGGCGGTGGCCGCGCCGGGAAGCGTGGCCTTTTCGGAAGCCGAATCGCGACGGACGCCGAGACCGAAACCGATTCCGGCCTCGGCGGCGACTACGCCCGTGATCACCTTGTGATCCGAGCCCTGAACAAGGCCGGGTGCGCCCGGCTCCATCCGCTCGTTGTAGGTCGTCTGAATGGGAGACATTAAGTCTACCTCCTGAATGGGCCGGAAGAGTTCCGGTGCTTTCGTTGCCGTCTGGCGTGCACCTTAACGATGCACGCCCGCTTCACTTACCGGGATTGACGCCCCGGTGTTACTGGGTCGGGATGCCTGCGGTCTTCCAGCGCTCCGACAGCTTCTTGTCGTACGCGTCGTAGTGCTGGGCGGTGGTGCGCGTGTCCTGCTTGAAGGCGTGAGCCATCTGCTGGCTGGCGCCATTCGAAGGAGCAGGAGCAGTGCCGTCGAGCTTGATGCCGGAAGTCAGCGTGTCGAAGGCCACCTTCACCATGTCGTCGTTGTAGGACTTCGCAGTGTCGCCCATCTTGGCGTCGACCACGGCCTTGCGAATTTCGGCTTCGGTCTTGCCATCGACGACGAGCGTATCGCCGATCAGGGCCTTGGCCTTGGCGACGACTTCGGCGCGGTCCTTGACGAGAGCGTCGAGGCGCTGGGGCGTCATGGCGGCGTCGGCGATCTGCTGCTTGAGCTTGGCGATCTCGGCGTCCTTGGTGACGATCTCGGCCTGCAGCTTGGTGGTGTTGGCAGCGCTGTCGGTGGCGGCGGTCTTCTTCGCTTCCTCTTCCTCCGCCAGCTTGGCGGACAGCGAAGAGACGCGCGTCTCCAAGTCCTTGACGGCCTTGCGGATCACGCCCGCCGTCAGAGCGTCCTCAAGCTCGATGGTCACGCCATCGACGATCAGCTTCTCCATTGCCTTGTCTCCGTGTGTTGACTTGCTCAACTTGTCGGGCGGATTATCGTCCGACGCGCCCCCGTCTTTCTTATCCTTGTTGTCGTCTTCGTCGCCGATACGCAGCTTGTCCCCGCCTCGTGCTGCGTCCGTCAGTGCGATATGGTTGACGTTGATTCCGACTTGCTGGGCATCGTAGTGCTCGCCCTGAGGCGATACGCCCTTGCCCCACTTGATCTCGGCCAGATAGCCAACCGAGAGTTCCACCTTGCCGTCACGCACCTTTTTGATGGCGGTCTGGTCCATCAGGACCATCGGCACGCGAATGAACTGACCGTCGCGCACGACGTCGCCGCCGGTCTGCCCGACGGAATACTGCTTCCAATTGTCGGCCTGCACCGGTACTGGTGGATGGTCGTCGGTGATCGGACGATAGGCGAAGGTGTGGAAGGAATCGGCGTGGAACACCTGATCTTCGGCGCGATAGACGCGGACGACGTCGAGTTCCGGCCGTCCGACTTCGCTGCCCCGATACAGCTGAATTCCGGTCCGGGCGACGCGCGGCTGAGTGACGAGATAGCCGTCCTTCGTGATCCGCATGGCGGCGGCGTCCCCGAAGGACAATCGGTCAGTAAGCTCGATCTTGCTGGTCTCGCCGTCTTTCAGCATCAGGGGACGCCCCGGTTCCATTCCGCTCTAGGAACGGACGAAAGCATCCCTTGCTTGCAGCGGTGTTATATACGCCAGTATCTACCAATCCAAGGCGACTGCCTCTGAACATCCCTATGCCAAGGCTTGCGTCGACCATTAAAGAACACGATCCGCGTCTCGGCCAGCAGCGTCCGCGACTGCATTACGTCGCGTGAATAACTGACGACTTCGGGCCTGATCCACCCGCTCGCCCAAGAGTTCTTTAGCAAACAGTATGACAACCAGCCCTGATCGGAGCCGAGATAACCGGCGGCGAGCGCCTCTTTCGGCGACGTGTCGGCGTGGAATTTCAACCAGACGTCGGCCAGATCGCCGGCCGTAAACATAAATAGCGAGCCGTTGTAGACCGAACGGTGATGCGTGCCGTGCACGAACCAGCCTAAGTAGCGCTCCTTGCGCTCGAGCATCGGGGCGATCGGCTGGCAGATCACGGCGTCAAGATCGATACTGACGATGCGATCGCCCGGATACATTTCCATCCGCGCCTGAGTGTCGGGATCAAACAGTCGCAGACGGCGATAACACGACGGTAGGTGCGCGCCGCAGATGTTGTTCATGTCGGAATGGTCGCGCCACAGCGGATAGACGCTGATCGACGGGTCAACGCCTGCGGCGTCGTCAGTAATCAGCACGATCCTGAATTCCAAACCGGCGCAATTGCGCCTGAGCATCGCCGCCACGTGATTGACGTGGTCGGCAGTGAATCGCTCGCGGTAAGTCGGGTGGTGCCACTTCCACAGCACGATGTGGTGCATCAGATCAGTCTCCGGTAGGGAAAGCGCAGCGGATCGCTGGCGACGTAAGGTGGAGCCGCGTTCTTGGCTTTCAGCGCCGAGTTGCCCGACACAGCCCATTCAGTCTTCTTGCGTCCCCACTCGCGGGTGTTGGAATCCGCAACGTCGGTGCTGAATACTTGGGTCAGGTAGAACGCTTCGGTTTCTACCTCTCGGGCCTTGTACGCCTTCATACGCCTGCGAAAATTGCCGTCGCTGCCGTAAAAGCCGGCAAAGTCCTCGTCGTATCCGCCGATGCGCCAGAAATCCTTGCGGTGCATGACGTAGCTGTTGAAGTGCGGCTCGCAACGCTTGCCCGCGATCGTGCGCCGGGCGGGCATGTAGTAATAGCCGCGTTGCTTCGGCATATCGAGCAGACGGTCGGCCTCCGACGGCAACAACAGATGATCCATGTCAGTCATCAGCGTCCAGTCGGTCTGCGCCGCCTTCATCGCAAGGTTGCGAGCGCCGTCCTGATTCCACGGTATGTTGACGTCGACCCGATATAGCGACAGCTGCAGGGAATCGAAACCCGTCAGCACGTCGATTGCCGGGTTGCGCGGAGAGCCATCGTCGACGATGACGACGGCGATCTCCTTGCGTGCTCGAGCCGACCACGCCCGCCACTCGTGCAAGTGATGTGCGAGCATGACCGGGTTTTCATAATACGCCATTACGAGCGTCAGCATTTAACGACCCAGTAGCGCGGATGACCCTTCTTGCCCTGCTTTCTGGTCGTGTTGGTAAACACGCGAAAGCGTCCGGGCAGGAGCTCGTTTACGGCCTGCTGGACGCCAGACCAGTTGTAATCGTCGCCCGAAATGTAGCCGCCGGGCTTGATCTTCGGCAGCCACGCCACGATATCGGCGCGGACGTCGTCGTACTGATGCGATCCGTCGATCATGACGAAGTCGAGCGAAGCGTCCTGATAGGTCGGCGCGGCTTCGAGCGACTTCATGCGGCGCGCGTTGATCATGTGCGCCACGGGCTTCGTGTTCTTGAGGAACTGTTCGTACAGCCAGTCCGGACCGACGTTGGCCTTGTCGATCTTGTGTTTAAGATCGGGTCCGCCGTCCGACCACGGGTCGACGCAGTCGAAAGTGATCTGCTTTCCGCTGTTGATGATTTCAACCGCCATCAGCGCGGCGGACCGGCCTTGCCACGAGCCGATCTCGACGAAGTGCGCGCCCTGCGCGGGTGCGGCGCGCACGATATCGACGTAGAGCTTGGCGAACGACGCCCAGCCCGGAATGTCTGAATAGAAGTGCCTCATTTGAAGATTCCTCGCTGTATTTCGTCGAGCAGAACGCTCCACGTCTGTTTGCCTGTATAGGGCGTCGAGGCGTAAACGTCGCCCGGCCCGAAGAACGTGCAATCGTTGTAGACCGGCATCGTCCAGCCGACCGTGGTCTCGAGCACGTACCAGCGATCACCGTGCGCCACCAAATCGATGCCGCACCATTTCAGGCTGTTTTCCTTGAAGAACCGACGCGAAAAATCCAGCGCGCTGCAGTAGTGAGCGTCAAGATTCTTGTACGTAATCGGGATCGTGCGCCCAGAGCCGCTCGCCATCGGGCGATCGTCGCGATTGTCGCGCCGTAGCAGCATGACCTGCTCGCCGATGATGATGGCGCGAATGTCGTGGTCGTTGCCCGGAATGAATTCTTGCCACAACAGATAGTCTTGCTGCATCTGGTTGTAGCGGCATTTGATGCCGTCGCCACCAAATGCCAGTCGGATTTCGTTGCGCGCGGCGTCCTCGTCGACGATTAGGCGTACGTTGTGCGAGCCCGCGCCGTCGAACGATTTCGACATGAACGGATATCGCATCTGGCCCAGCACGATCCGGGCTTCGCTCGCAGTGCGGCTGACGAACGTGCGCGGCATCCACTTGGCGAAGTGTCGGCACTGCTCGATCTTGTCGTCATAAACGACTGACGAGCGGTAGTCGGGAATCAGAGTAAGACCGGGATTGAGCGCCAGATGCGCCATTACCGCCTTGTCGCGTGCCCGGACGTTCGGGTGGTGATGCATGTGAGCAAAGACGTAGCCTTCGTTCGGCTCGTACGGACTGGTAAACATCCGGGCGGGCATCTTGCGATTACGCGCCGCTTCATACAGATGACGTCCCCAGACGCCCTCGTCGTCGTAGCACCACAGCATCTTCATGATCTTGCCCTCCTCAAGGCTACGCGGATTTGTTGATGTCGGCTACCAAGCCGGAGTTGCGATGCCACCCAACCGGAGCAGCAACAATACGACGCCGAGAACGAAGACGATCACGATACCGGCGTAAATCATCTTGCGCCACGGCTCGCCGATGCCGAAAAAGTGGTCGATCAGCGCCGCCAGCACGGACAGGACCACGGACATAACGATCAGATACATGCGTCGTCTCCTTGATTTCCCCTCGCTAGCCAAATATAGCGATCAGGCCGAGCAGCACGACAAATACGCCGAAGACGGTCATTGCCGTGCCCCAGCCGATCCACGACGCAAGGCCGGCGCAAACGATGGCGACGCCAATAAAGACGAGACAACCGCCGCCACCTTCGACATCCGCTGGTTTATTCATCGCCCCAGTTTCTCCAGCAGGCTCGTGCCGTACTGCTCGACCACGGCCGGCGGCGCGTCAAACGTCGGCTTCGACAGCTGCACGGGCGTCGGAACCGGCGACACCGGCTGATTGCGCATGTTGTCGTTGACTTCCTGCACCGCCATCAGGAGCTCCGGATAGAAGCCCGCCGCCGCGCTCGAGTAGATAATCGCGGCAAGGTCTTTCGGCAGGCACTTGCCGCCGAAGCCCGGCGAATGACTGAATACGGCCGTGTGGTCGGCCTCCATTCGCGGATCGAGCAGCCACAATTCCCGCAGATGCTTGTAATCGACGCCGAAATTCTTGGCGATCCGCGCCCATTCGTTGCAGAACGTGACCTTGGTGGCGAAGTATGTGTTTTCCATGTACTTCGCGAGTTCCGCCGCGATCGACGTGGTGCCGACATAACGGGCGTCGATCGCCATCACTGCGAGAAAGAAGTCGAGCACTTCCGACGCGCGTGGCCCGCCGACGATCACGAAGTCATGGGTTCGCGGCTCGCGCGGGTCAGGGTACTTGTGGCCCGACATGTAGTTGCGTGGTTCGCCCATGTATTCCGGGCTGAAATGAAAGCGGCCATCGCCGTAGATGCGGTTGAGGCCATCGGTCGTGCCGGGCGGCACCGTCGACTTGACCACGACCAGCGGCGCGTCAATCCACGACGCCACGTCGAGTACGGCGGTAATGTCGGCTCCGCCATCCGGTCCCATCGGCGTCGGTACGCAGATCACGGCGAGATCGCAGCCCTGCACGTTGGCCCGGTCTGCGTTTGTGTACTTGGTGTCGTAGGTCCGGACATCGAAGCCGTGTTGGAACATCGAAACCATTCCGGTTCCGACGTAACCGGTGCCGATGACGGCAACTTTACGCATGTTCATTCCAGCCCTCCATTAAAACCATTCCGTTTCGTCGGTCTCGATTTCCGCGAAACGGGCGTCATCGGTAGGCACATAGGCGCAACGACAATACGGGTGCGCCGGTATCAGCGAGCGCGCCGTGTCGATCGGATATGGGCCTTCCTCCGCAATTCCTTCGCATTCCTCGCAAACGTCGGCGTCGCCCGCAGTCAGGATGTCGACTTCCTCCATCTTCTCAAGCTCTTCCTGAGCCTTGCGAATGCGGTAGATGGTAGAAGCCGACGGCGTTGATTTGCGACTGGCGCGGGAGCCCGGACCGGTGCGACCACGGGCACGCGGACCACGCGCCGCCGCGTCGCCAATCGTACGTGTCGTCGCCGGTACAGTTTCGGGTACGAGGCCGACAGCGCGGATGCCGGCGAGCTCGAACACGTCGAGCGTCCCGGTGGCGTGCGCCTTGACGACCATGAATTCCACCATGGCGTTGGTGCGCTGGACGCCGATCTTGTTGATTGCGTCGGCGATGTCGCGCATCACGGCGTTAGGATCGCCGCCGTCGATCACGGCGTAGGACGCGATGCGCACCAGCCGCTGCGACACCGCTTCCATTATGCCTTCGATCTCGACCACCACCAGCGCCTGCAACACTTCGCCGGCCTCGACGACGTCGCGATTCTCGACCCGCAGGCCGGGCGCAACCATCCGCAGCGCTCGCTTGACGCCGCGATTATACGCCTGCTGGGTCATCGGCTCGAGCCACTCGCCGTCGTCCCGCCCAAGCAGCGCGTCACGTAACAGCCCATCGGCAATCGTCTGAAATGACTTGACGCGACCACCGGGAGCAAGGGTGGCGGCGATCGACGACGCGGTTGGCGTCGGCGCGATGCCAAAGATGTCCTGCGCTACGACCACCGTCTTGAATCGGGCGACCAGCTTGTGCCAGCGCGTCGCCAGCAAGGTTCGGTATCGACGCCTCAAGTCAAACGTGCCGGTCGGGTCACGCGACGGCTTGGAGCGCGCGTCGCATAGACAAGCGTAGGCCGGAGCAGCTGACGGATGGCGGAGGCGCGCTAGCATCGGCGTGGTCCTTACCACCAGAACGGAATGTCGCCCCGGCCGGCCTTGGCGTCCTCGTGCCTGACCCAGTCGGTCTTAATTTCCTCGAAAATTTCCGGTCCGAGCACGATCTGTCCGTTGTAGGGCTTAATTGCGGCGATGTCGAGGCCCTGCGGTTTGTTCCACGTCAGCGTAATGTGCGGGTTGTACTCCGGGAAGTCCCACGACGCGCCGCGCTCCCGGATGCTCTCGTGCCGCCACCCGAGCTTGGTGGAGGCGAACTGCAGCACGATCGCGCCCTTGTTGAATTCCTCGATCGCGCGTGGCCCGCCTTTAACGACGAGCCTGTCCTCTTCATTCGGTCCGACGGTCCAGTCTTCGCCGATCTTAAACCAGTCGACCGGCGTATGTGAATAGGCGACCGTGACGTGCAGGTCGGTTTGTACCGTCTCGAAGCCAACTGACTTTGCCCATGCGCGGATTTCATCAGCGTTGACGACGTCGCGCCGCATGTAGAGCGTGCGCGGCCGGGCGTCGGCGATCAGCCTGCTAACCCGGCGGTGCAGCGCCCCGTGTTCGTCCTTAAACGAATTCCCGAAGCGCTTATGTCGGCGCTGCAGAATGCGGGCGGCATCAGCCAGCGGCATTTCGTTGCCGATATCGACGCCAGTGTTAATAGGCTCGTCGGTCGGATCGGGTGCGAGATCAGCTTCACCCAGCAGCCCGGCTTCCTGCTGCGCTTCGAAGTCTTCCAAGATCGATTCCAGTCCGGGATAGGTGCCGTCCTCGATCAGTTGGTTGATGCGAGCTTCCCGCAGAATTTCGGGCTCGATCAGGCCGGTATCGACGTCAACCTTAAACACGTCGGACTTCGACTTGGCGATCTCGGTCTTTTCCTTTTCCGTCAGCTGCCAGAGCGAATTCCACTCGAAGAAGATGTCGGCGGGCCGGGTGCCGAGCACCGACCGTATCATCACTTCATCAATGCGGCTGAGCGCCGGGGCGATCGTCGTCTTTTGCTCCGTCGACACGCGGTCATAGTAATTGCGGATGTCGCTTTCGCCGGTAGCTGACAGACCAGTCGGCGACTGGCCCAGCATGCGGGTGGCCGGAATGTCGGCAGCACCGGACGCGATAAGCAGGTACATGCGCAGCAGATCGGGCATCCCCGTAAACTGCGCGTTGATGCGTTCCCATTCCTCGTCCTTGTCGAGCAGGATCATGTTGTGCAGCGACTTGGCGACGCCAGCAAGAGCGAAGCGCTCGAGCAGACGGTTGGAGTAGTCCGGGTCGGACAGACTGGCGGTTAGGTCCGGAACGCTGATCACGTCGAGCTTGTTCTCCTGCACCAACGACGCGACCGAACTGATGACGAGGCCCGCGCCGACGATGGCGTCATGCACGATCTGCAGCATACTGTCGCCCCAGCCGTCGCCGACGCCACTTCGATCAGGATCAGGCAGCGGCATTCCGACCAGCCGCACCACGCGCGACGGGTGAATACGCATCGATGACGTGTTGGCCGCTGTGCGATCGTAGTATTGCGGTTCGCCATACCACGGACTGCCGAGATCGCGCTCAATCGGGCCGGACGCAATCTCGTTCCGACTGATCGCGTGCACGAATCGCAACGAATCCTTCTTGACCATGTTAAGATCAAGCGGCGTGCTGTTGTCGCCCGTGCCGTCGACGCCCATCACCAGCGCGCCACCGCCGTACAGCCGCGCCTTGATCATCGCGGTCTGGAGCTTGTTCATCAAGTTCAGATTCTTTTCGGCAGTCTCCAACGCCGTGATGTCGGCACGATCGGCCTGCCAGTTGCGGCCTTCGCGGGTGGCGTCGTAGGCCGGAATGTCAACAACTTTACGCGCGATCCAGTCGCCGCGATAAGCGGCTTCCTGCTGGGCAATGTCGAGCGGCACGAAGTTAAAGCGGGTGGCGGCGGTCTTGTCGCGTGCCGTGCCCATACCAGTAATCAGATTGGTCAGCGAATCGCGGACCTTCGTGATGTTAGCCCTGACGGCATCGTTGACCGGAATGCCGTTAACGGTTGCTTCGGTCATGACTTCTTCCTCATGCTACGCCTGACTTCCGCATCGAAGCCAGAGCGAGTGAATCCCAGACTGACGGCTGCCGGCGAAACGTTGCGCGCTCGAGCAATGTCCGACAGGTTGGAGCCCGACAGGAACATCTGCTCGCGCACCGTGCGTTCCTTGTCGGCGGCGACGTGCGTGAATTTCAGCCGGCCGGACCTGTATCGGCTCCAAGCCGTATGTAGTGCGGTGTCGGACACGCCCAGCCGCTCCGCAATCACATTCGGTGCCAGCCGATCGTTATCACGCATCTGCCTGATGCGTGCGAACACTTCCGGCGTCCATCTGAAAGTGTTCCGCCTTGCCATGCTACACACACCAGAAACGTTCCATGCGCGACGCCGACGGCGGGCGGACGTAGCCGATCGCGGCATGGCGCGCGCAGTACGCACCGAAAGCCGACTTCTGACCACATAGGTGCGACACGCCATCGTCGTCGACACCGGGCATCGGCCAGCGGCAGGCCGTGCGACTGACGCCAGTAAGCAGGACGAACGGCGCATCGGGTTCCTCTTCCGGAAGTTCCGGTATCGTCGGGATCAGCTTGCCGTCGTCGCCACGCTTCATTTCGTGCTGAACAGTGGCGGGCCGGAAGGCGGCGAGGACCCTACCATGCTGGTCTGTCTCCGACTTTACAGTCGCCGCCCGTGCGGCGCGTTGCTGCTCGATCTGCAGCAACCGGCGCTCTCGCTGCTGGGCACGCATCGCGGGCGACATCGCCGTTCCGTTGCGGCCTCTGATCTGCATGACGCGCGCGCCGTTGTGACGCGGGTATTCGTCGTGCAGGCCGAGCCGATGGACCTTGCCGATCACTGAGTTGGTGGAAATGTCGACGCCGAATTCCTTACTTAGAAGCTTCGCAATCTCCGACGCCGGTATGTCCGGATTACGCCACAATTCGGTCAGCCGTTGTTTGACTTGCGGGTCTTTCCAGAAACGAGTACCCGAAATCCATTGCGTTCTGCTCGTCATTCTACGCCCCCGTTATCTGACCCACGACATCGACGAATCATAACCGCCGACGATCAGCTTGGCGAACGCGCCGGCAGCCGCGTCGACTATGTCCTTAAGCTTCCCATTCGGGAAGAGCTCGTGCTGATCGATGAATTCCTTGTTCCATTCGGCTTCCCGCAGCTTGACGTTGCCGCCCTCGACTTGGGCTGCATACGGATCAGCACGCGTCTCTTTGCTACCAGTCACCTTGTCGGCGCGGGCCTTGAAGCCGGCCAACTGGCGCACGGTGTTTTCGGCGCTCTCCTTGCCGCCCGATCCCGGCTCCTGCTCGACCCACACGCTGACATTAGCACCATAAGCGGCGCGATCGAGTTCCGCCCGTTGCTTGATGATCGATTCCCGCTTGAGCGCCGACCAGCGTCCGGTGATCACGTCGTCGACGACGTAGGTATCGTCCTTCATCAGATGCATCAGTACGCCCGCAGTCTGGGCACCTGTGCCGCCCTCGGTGCCGGCCTTGTCCCAGTAGCGCACGCTGCGCTTGATCTGCTTGCGATCAATGTTCCTAACGGTGGAGAATTTTTCGATCGGGAAAATTCCGCCGCCCTGAATGATCGGGCTCTGCTGATAGACCGCTTCCCAATTAGCCTGCCGCATCAACACCTTGCGCTTAAGCAGGAAGTCCTTCGACTTGAATTCCGGGAACAGCGCCTCGCCTTTGACCCGGTACTGCTCGTCTTCGGTGGCGATCGCCGGGAACGACACGACCTTGACGCGCTCCTTGCCGAAATGCGCAATCAGCCGGCCGGCCGGATCGTCGACGTGCCAGCGCGTCATCATCATAATCAGGCCGGCAGTTTCCGAGAAACGCGAGAAGAAGTCGTCAGTAAACCAGTCCCAGACCTTGTCTCGAGCCGCCGGGCTGTTGGCTTCGGCGCGGCCTTTAATCGGATCGTCGACCACGCCCAGATCAAGGCTCTCGCCCGTGACCGATCCGAGCACGGTGGTGTTGCGAAACGAGCCGCGATACATAAACTCAAGGACGCTCTGGTTGCGGACGTACCCGCCCAGCGGTCCCAGCGCCGACGCCGCAAGCTGGGTCTCCGGAAACGCGCGCTGGTACTTCTCACTGTTGAGCGATCGCTGCACCCGCAGGTTGGCGCGCACGCCGAGCCGGTCCGAAAACGAGCCGTAGATGGTCTTGGTGTCGGGTAGCCGGCCGGACAGCCAGCAGATAAAGTCGATGACGGTCCACGACTTGCCGTGCTGCGGCGGTGCCTGAAACAGCATGATCGGCGCTTTGCCGGCAGCGAAGTCGTGGTAGAAGTGCGTCAGTTCCCGCGCCACCCGGCGCTGCCACCAGCCGAGCTTCATGCCGGGATTCATGTACTGGCGGTAAGTCCAGAAGCTCTCGCGCGCCTTGATCGCCGCCAGTATCTCGTACATCACCAGCGTTTCGGGCGTCAGCAACCGACGCGGCACCTGCATCACGCGGCTGACCGTCGTCATTCCGGCTCGTCCTTGGTGATGTCGACGGCGGTGCCCTCGATCACCACGTCTTCCGGCTCGTCCTCGTCGAATGCCACCAGCGGCAGGCCGAGCGACGTCAAACGCTTCTCGATCTGTTCCCGTGTCTGGGTCGTCGACGACTGGTCGGTGATTGACAGGTTGGTCGCCGGGTTGAAGACTTCCGGCCGCATTCCCTTAAGCAGGAATTCCAGCAGGCGGTCACTGTAGTTGATCTTGTGACCGACGACATCGCCCGCATGGTAGACGGCTTCTTCGACGCCCTCCACCGCCCGCCGTCGCGCCTCGTCAACCATCAGGTCGATGCCATCCTGCTTGGCCTCGTCCCAAGCGGCGGCAAACTCGGGGTCGGACCAGCGCCAGTGATACGCCGTATTTCGCGAAATATCGGCTGCCGCAGCGGCGGCGTAGACTGACTGACCCTTGCGGATCGCGGCGAGAAACGTCTGCTTGTAGTAGGGAATGTGTTCCTTCTGGCCGTGATTGGTGAAAATTCGGCCAGTGCTCTGGTTCTTGACCGGCTTGCCGTTCCGACCTATACGCCGTTTGGCCTTGGCCTGCGCCGCTGGTTTGCCGCCCGCCATTCGCTATATCCCGCCCGATATACACAACATGTTTAGCATTCCGCGCGCTTTGGTTTGCGTGGATTGAGGGAATTCCGGGAGTTCCCCTCGCTCTCCCCGCGTCGCGCCATACTCCGATCGAGGTACTCCACCCGAGTTCCCGACGGGATTCCCAAAAATTCCCCCGGCAAAATTCCCTCTGCGTTCCGCCCGAGTTCCCTCGGGTTCCTACGCTTGCCCCAGCCTCGCATTCCTAGATAGACACGCTGAATTCCGCCCGACATTCCGCCCCGACCCCTGCTCGCCATCCGGGAGCCGACAGACAACCACGCCCTGTCACCCTGATGCAAGGGTTAACCGACGCGCAAGCACTCCTAGGACTTCGGTCCTAGACCGCCGGCCTCGGACCTACCGGGTGTGAGTAGGATGCACTCGTCACAACCTCCGATACCCGTTCTGTCCCGCCCGGAGGCGTGAATAAGGACGGCCTCGGGACGCACTCGATGCCCGTCCGACGGGCCTTGTCCTTTCCGTCCCGTCTGTCCCCTCTTTTTTTAGAAGAAGAAGAAGAAGAAGAAGAAGGAAGGAAGAAAGAAAAAAACGCGCGCGCGAGGGAGGGTCCCGCCGGCCCGCCGCTCTCCCCCGCCGCGCCCCGGATATGGACGCATATCGGGGACGGATGGACAGCAGGACAACCCTTAAAGGCCCTTGATAGTTGGCTGCGTCTTGAAGCCCGTCAGACGGGCATTGACGACGTCCGACCCTTTTCTCGAGGCCCGATCCGTCACCGGGACAGACCGACGGCACCGGGACGGGACGGCCGGCTCCAGTGGTAGCCCGATCCGACCTACCCCGTCCGGGATGCGACAGTCTGCCACATCCTCCGCTTGCGTCTCTGTTACGGTCTCGGGCCGACCGTCCCGGCATCCGCTTACCGTTAACCCAATGTGGAGCAAGCGGCTTGGTTCCTCGGAGCTCCTCCCTCGCGCCGTCCACAGGTACGCTTCCGACCACAACGGATTTCCGAGAGAAGCCCTTGACACGCCGCCCTGAGCCGTGGTCAGGTGATCGCCTGTCCGATGTCGGATAAAAAGACGCCCCGGTCTCTGGACCGAGACCGGGGCGTAAAGGCTGGGTACAGACGCGTGTAACGTCCGGCTCCTTTTTACCACGACATCACGACCACGTCAATAGGTACTCCGTGCGCGCTCCACGGAACCTAGGGGGTGCTTTTCTATGCCTGACCAGCCTAAGGGATCGACCGCGTCCGGAATCAACCAGACCCTGCAGTGGGTGCGCCGGAATGACTTCAAGCCGGTGCCTCTGTTTCACCGGTCAAAGGCCGCGATCAACCGCAACTACGTTGACCCCGGATACGTCCCGCCTGACGATTCCCTCTGGCACGCCAACGACTACGGCCTTGGCCTCGTCACCGGCCCGGCCCATTCAGGCCCGATCGACGCCGACCTTGACAGCCCGGAGGGAATTCATTTCGGCTCGCTGTTCCTGCCGCCTACACAGGCCGTATTCGGCCGCGCCAGCAAGGTCGATTCTCACCGCCTGTACCGGGTCGAAGAGCCGACGTTTGAAAAGATCGCCTTCATCGACCCGATGTCGAAAGAGACGATCCTCGAGCTCCGGGGCGACGGCGGGCACCAGACCGTAATGCCGGGTTCGGTCCACGAAGGCACGGGCGAAGACATCAAGTGGAGCACAGTTCCGTTTCCGACCGTCCCGACGGTCACGTCCGAAGTCTTGAGGAAAGCCGCAACGAAAGTCGCCATCTGCTCCGTGATCGCTCGCCACATCTGGCAGGAGGGCTACCACAACGAGCCGTGCAAGCACCTGTCGGGCATGTTCTACCGCAACGATTGGCCCGTCGAGGAAGCCTGCGAAATCATACAGGCCGTGATGGACTACACGGGCGACAAGGACAAGTCTCGCATTCCGACGATCAAGGCCACGTATCGTCGCGGTGATCAGGGCCAGATGCTCACGGGCTCCGTCAAGCTGCGGGAGCAGCTGGGTGAGAGCAAAGGCATCGTCGTCGACTACATCCTGCGTTGGCTGGGTGCACCCGACGTGGCGTGGGTCGGCGAGTTTAACGAGACGTTCGCGGTGTCGATGGTAGCCGGCTCGTTTCGCATCGCCAACACCGAAGTTCCACCCGGTGAGCCGCCCGTGTTTCTCCACAAGGAAGACTTTCTCAACCGGTATTCCAACGACTACATCAACATACCGGGCAGCGACAAGCCGGTATCAAAGGCCCGGCTGTGGTTGAGCAGCCCGCGCCGCCGTACTTACGACGACGTGCGCTTTATTCCCGGCGGTGAGCCGGATTTCAAAGTCGGCAAGCGGAACGTGCTAAATAGCTGGACCGGCTGGGCGGCACCGCCGTCGAAAGACGGTTCGTGTGAGGCGTGGCTGACGTTGCTGCGCGACGTGATCTGCGGCGGTAACGACGAGCAGTACGTCTGGATGCTGCACTGGTTCGCCAATATCTTGCGGGAACCACAGAACAAGTGCGGCACCGCGCCAGTGCTGATCGGCGAAGAAGGTGCCGGCAAGTCGCTGTTGGTGCGCTACTTCGGCCACATCCTTGGCTCCAACTACGTCGTAGCGTCGAACGAAGAGCACATTCGGGGCAAATTTAACAAGCACATGGCGACGGCCTTACTTCTTCACTCCGAAGAGGCTCTGTACGGTGGCGACCAGCGCCACGCCGCGATCATCCGGTCACTGATCACCGATGAATACATGATGGTCGAGGCTAAAGGCGTTGATGCCGAACGCGCCCGCAACTATGCGCGACTGATCCTGTCGTCAAACAAGACCCACGCCGCGCCAGTCGCACTTGGTGACCGGCGGTACACCGTCTTTATGATGGGTGATCGTTCGGTCAAGGAAAACGAAACGTTGCGAGACGCCGTGCTGGCCGAAGAGAAGAACGGCGGGCCAGCGGCGCTCCACCACTATCTGACGACGATGGACTACGATCCGCAGCTGCCGCGCTCCAATCTTAAGAACAAGGAACTACTGCAGGTAAAAGAACTTAATCTTGACCCGATCGTCCTATGGTGGCAGAAGCGGCTGGAAACTGGCCACGTGCTCGACAGTTATTTACGCGGCATGACGAAGCCGGCGGGTCACCACTGGCCGGACGTCGTGTCGCTGCGGGCGCTTGAAGCATCGTACGCCATTTATCTCGACACCAATGGTATACGTAGGCCAATTAACCCGTTTCAGATACGCAGCACCTTAAGCCAGATGCTCGGTGGTCTGGAACTCGATTTGCGGCGTCAGCGTTACAATGACCTGATCATGGAAGAGAACGTCTCGCGCCATGCTCACAATCTGGGCGACGGACAGGGACGACAATCGTCGATTATGAACATGCCGACGCTTGCCAAGTGTCGCAAGCATTTCGAGAAGTATATCGGTCAGGAGCTTAACTGGGACGCTGAGCCCAAGTCTGATGACACCAAGAACGACGATCCGGACCCGGACGGCAAGCGAGGCAACCGGAATTCGGACGACTTCTGATGCCGAAGGTCTACAACAGACACCACGGCGACGCGCCACGGGACGCCGTCTACTGCGGGCGCGGCTCGAGGTACGGCAATCCGTTTAGGATCGGCAGAGACGGAACGCGTGACGACGTCTGCGATCGCTTCGAGCGTGAAATTCTGCCGAAACTCGACGTTTCCAACTTGCGCGGCCGTGATCTCGTGTGCTTTTGTAAGCCGCTACGGTGTCACTGCGACGCCATTCTTGCAAAGGCTAATTCAGGGTCCGCGTGATGTCAGCACTGGGCGACGTCGTCAACGAGCACGGCGACATCAAGATATCTGAAATCGCGTCGGCGATGTATGGGCGCGTGCAGCTGAACCGCGAACAAGCTTACTACGCATCGCAGTTCGGGTGGCGTGTCGTGCGTACCCTTAACGATCGGGGCGACACGCTGATGGAACGAAACGAAGGGGAGAGACCAAATGCACGAGCAGAAGCCGACTGATTTTCTGATCACTTTCATGCGCGACTACAACGACGCGCTGCTGATGTTGCGCCACGTAGATTTGGGCGCACCCGACAATGTCCATCACGCGATACAGAAAGCCACGATGTCGGGCATCGCGTCAATCGCCACGTCGTTGTCGCTCTTTGCCATGCGCTCCGAAGCCGCACTTGAGCAGCGGATGAAGGCACTGGATGAAGTCGTCGAGCAGCTGAAAGTGATCAACGGCAACACGGCCATCGACGGCATGATCGCCGAGCAGCCGGTCGTGCTGGCGTCGATCCTTGACGGCGACGAACTTTCGACAATAAAAGGCGAATTCAAGGTCTACGCCGGTCCGAATTTTCACCAGCTACGTACCCATACTTTCGGGTCCGCAAGAGACACCGATCAGGGCACCCTCGTACAGAGCTACGCCGTCGCCAGCACCGAAGACCTGCAGCGCGCGTACCACGGGTACTTCGAGGGCATCAAGGTCGGCATCTATACCGCTGAGTACGTCGGAGAAGAGACCTGCAACGGCGTCAGAAAGACGATGCAGGTCGTTTTTACCGCCGGAGGATGATCGCTGCGATGACTGAGCGCCTCGTCACTGATGAATTCGTGTTGCGCGGGCGGTTGATCGAACTGTGGATCGAGCACGACACTTGGTGGCTGTGTCTGCCGGAAGAATCCACTGCTTTTCCCGACATGCCGCGCAACACGGTTCTAGGCGAGGACGACTTCGAGCCGCCGCTGACCGACCGGGAAATCGACGATATTAGCATTCGCATTCGGGACTTTCAGGAATGGCTGGCTGAACCCTAGTTCCATTTTGACGACGCCCGCGCGGCGTGCTACAGTCCCGCGTACTCCACATTGGTTTAAGGATTCCGCGTATGTCCGAAGTCACCGTGATGGACCTGTTAACGGTCGTCATGTTCGCCGTCGTCGTTTATCTCGGCGTTCGGGTCCGACAGCTGCAGACCGCATACGACGAGGCCAACCAGAGCCTGCTGGTCGTCGTCGGGCAGCTGCGGGAAATCAGCGCCGAAATCGTGCGGGAGCACGAAGCCGCGCCGCGCCTCAAGTCGTTGCTGCAAGCACCGGACGACGAATGATCATCGCGGCGACGGGGCACCGGCCGGAAAAGCTGGGCGGGTACACCGATCCCGGCGCGTCGTTTGCGCTCATACGTCTGGCCGATGATTATCTGGTCGAGCAGCGCGAGGCGCACCCGGACCTTAGCGTCATTAGCGGGATGGCGCTGGGTTGGGACCTAGCCGTGGCGCAGGCGTGTTACGATTTAAGCATTCCGTTTGTCGCCGCCGTACCATTCCCCGGTCAGGCTGACCTGTGGCCGACAGTGGCTCGCAATCAATACCGCAGCTTGCTTGCTCAAGCGGCTAAGGTCCGCTACGTCAGTTACGGTCGTTACACGAACGCCAAGATGACTAGGCGTAACCGCTGGATGGTCGACAACTGCAACAAGATCGTGGCGCTCTACGACGGCACGCGCGGCGGCACTGCTAACTGTCTGGGCTATGCCGAGCAGATCGGCAGGCCGTGGGAAAATCTCTGGGGCAGGTGGCTTGAAATCAGGCCGAAATAGGAGAACGACGATGACGAGAGCCGAACTCGAACAACGCATCGTAGCGGCGAGCAAGTACCGCAGCGGGCCGGACAGCTGCAACAGTCTGTATATGGGCAGCATGGCGACGGCCACCCTAATGAACATTCTTGGCGGCACGTACGCCGGCAGACGTTCCATATTCGATCTTGTGAAGAAGGCGACGGAACATCAGCTGTACAAGGCGCTCGAGTATTGCAAGCCTTACCTCGACAGCATGGATGCCAAACAGGCCAAGATCGACAAATCGCGGGCGAAGATCGAGCCGATAGCCGCTGACAAGGCGGCGGGGTTTCTGCGGGGGGCGGCGGACTACTTCGATCAGCGCACTAAGTCGAGCGAGGACGCGGAAATCTGGGCCTACGTGTACAACGCCGAAAACTGTCGTCGGGTTGCGGACCTCGTCGAGGCGGCGATCATCGGTCATCCGATCGGAACGGCACCGAAGGACCGCCCGATCCTTGCGTGGTGCGACCACGAGGCCGACCCGCGCTCGCTTGACGACACCGGCAAGAAACTCACACTATACGCGGCGCATGCCGAAGGATTGTCGCACGCGCCGACTGGCTACCACATTGTCGAGTGGGGCGGCGCGTGGGCGGACAGCCAAGAGGACGGCGGCGGGAACTTGCCAGACTGGTGGTTCGTCGTCGGCAGCGAATTCGAGCAAGCCGCGAACCCGGTCCGCTGGTGGCCGTTGCCGCCCGATCTGCCACGAACTCCGGAGAAGAGCAATGACTGACGAAAGCCGCACGTTCGTTCGCGTCTACATGCTGCCCCGGAAGCTGACTGACGGTTATTGCTTCCAAGGCGGAGTTCCGATCGCGTTTCAAAACGTTGACTGGTTCGAAGCTCTGGTCTCCGGAGGGCGCGACAGGCTCGCTGACTTCGTCAAAAAGAAACGGTACTACAAGCCGTCCGAGCGGTTTCTGGTCCTCGGTGACCATCCGGATTTCACGTTTACGATCGATCCGGAGAAGAAGCCCGATGCGCTTTGAGGACGTGACGCACCGGTTCAGTACGACTTACGGGCCGGACGGCCGTCCGCTCAACGCCGCCATATCTCACTTTCACCAAGTACGTATCTGGCAGGCGATCCACGGCGGGTATTCATGGTCAATCATGTACGAGCCGGGCGTCTCGACTTGGAGCGACGCTGAAAAGGCGAAGTGGGTCGGCCATACGGCGACTTACCGCAAGCTAGGCCAGACTGGAAGCAACAACACGATCCCTATTGACGGCGGACCTTGGGCGTCGTTTAATGAGGCCGAGCAGGCTTGTAAGAATGTCTGGAAGCAACTGCGCCAGCTGACATAGGAGAGACGACGTGGCAGTAACCTACGTAACCGAAGGGCGAACGACGACCCGCAAGCAGATCGACGTCGAGCGCGCCATGGCGCTGTTTGAGCGTGGATACACTTACGGCCAGATCGGGGCGATCCTCGCCAAGAGCGAGGGCCGGCGGATGGCGTATCACCACGATTCCGTGCGCCATGCCTGTCGTACGTGGGAGGAAGCCGGCGACATCGTTCCGCCGTCTGCCGAGCTCTGGGCACGGCAGTACCCGATCGTCGACGCCCCGCGTCAGCGACGCGCACGAGGCCCGAAATGAGCGGCGGCTACGCTTACGGCGATCACGAGCCGACCGAGCCGTGCCCTTATTGTCGGACGCCCTGTCGCGCCGACTTTGTGGACGTCGGCGTCGGATTTCAACAATGTGGCCCGTACCACTGCGACGTCTGCGGAGCGTCGGAAATCGGACCCAACGACGAGGAACGGCCGCTGTCCGACGACGAGAAGCGTACCGGCTGGTACGGACCAAACAGCGAGCCCGGCTCGTCGGCAAACGTGATCGGTGGCAAGGTGGTGTCGCACGTACAGGCCCGCGCCGCCTACCGGGCCGAATTCGTGGGCAATCCGTTGTGGCACGACAAGAAATACGTCGAAGACTGGCAGAAAAGGCAGCGGGAGAAGAAATGACCAGAGAACAGCTTAAGGTGCTGCTCGATCAGGCGCACCCGGAAGTGCGGGACTGGGTCCTCGACGATTCGTTCCAGATGCTCGTGCATTACAAAATGGCGCTCGTGCTCGCCGTGATCTGCGCGACGTGCCTGTTGCTTGTCGTGGGCACCGGATCGATCGCGGCGTTCCTGCTGGCGCTCGTGTCGTCCGTCGCCTGCGTGATCACCGCCCGCAATTTCTGGGAAGTCGCAGAACGAATTCCGATCCTAGTCGGTCTGCTCGAGATCGGCTTCTTGAAGGACACCGATCCGTGAAAGACGCCACGCCGACGAGGCCGATGGTGCCTCGACGTCCCAACCCCCGCCCGCGCGTCAAGCGCAGCCAGAGAAACGAAGCCGATGCCCCTCGATCTCGAAGCCCAGATGGAAGCAATTCAGGCGGTTCTGAAATTGAAAGAGAAGATGAAGGAACGGAAGATCGACCACGCTTGGACGCACTGTCCTAAGTGTAAGGGCAAGCTCTACGCCCGGCTCGTTGGTAGGAAGCAACATATACACGCCCGCTGCCAAACCGACAAATGTCTGGCGTTTATGGAGTAGAGGTTATGCGCCTGTTTAACGTGACCGAAATCTGGAAATCTGTTGGCTCCGTGGTAAGTCACGGCGTGTATTTAAACCCGTCGCGCGTTCTGGCGATTAAGGCGATCACTGGTCCGGATAACGTGGCGCGCACCCACATCTTGTGCTCCGGTAGCATGGGTGAACTCGTGTATGAAGTCAAAGAGCACGTCGACGAAGTCGTGTCCCGCGTCAACGACGCAATGAAGGAATAAGACGATGGCTGGAAGTTACGACCACTGCGTCGACAAGGAAACCGGCGGCTATCGCGGCACCGCCCTGCTGGAAAACATGCGCGACATGGCGGAGGCCGTCGAAGAAATGTTTTTCATGATCCGGTGGATGGAACTGACGGGCAACACGGCTCGACAGGCCAGCGACGCCTATTTCCGGTGTCTGCGACGCGAAGAGCCGTGGCCGATGTTCATGGCTCCGGCCGTGGAATCGGAATCCTACGCGCGCGGTCCGAAGCCCGACTTGGGTGGACCCGTTCCGGGTTTCGGGGAAACCCCCGGTGCCAAGTATCGCCGGATGGACTTGGTTGAGAAGTACGCAGGCGAGGCGCGGTACACGGGCGTCGTGCTGGTCGCCTATCGTACGACGCGCGGCGGGCTTCGGTACGTCGTCGAAGTCGACCCGCAGGGCTTCCAGATGATCGTCACTGACGGCATGATCAGAAAGGCGGAGGGCTGAAATGGACCACATTAGCAACAAGGCGAAAGCCATCTATCTGGCGAGCATATCGACGCCGTCGGGCCGGCCGGCGCTCGACTGGGAAACGCTGCAGCCCGAGACGCAGGCGATTTACCGCAGGCTTGCGATGGCGTCCGTCTACGGCTACACTAACGGTGGACAGTCGGTGACGATCGCAAATCACGAGATCGTCGACATGCTCCACCACATCAGCCGCAAGCTGCGGACCTACGCGTCGATCTACACCGGCGACAAGGAAGCACGGAGCATGGCGGACTGGTGCGAAACGAACGCCGAGTATCTCGCCGCTCTTACCGAACACATGGCGTCGATGGCAGCCAGCGAAGAAGACGAAATCCCGTCCGACGATCTGGCGACGCCGTTTCCGCCGACGCCCGGAATGCTCGTCGATAATCCGGAGCTTGACGCCACTGATGGCGCGCACCCGGCGTGGTGGCGCGGCCACGACCACGGAGCCGACGCGATCTGCCGGGAAGCGACCAAAATCCTTGACGGAGAAGACAGCGGCGCGGGCAAGGCGCGCGAGCCGTGGGAGACCTTGCGCCGCCGGCTGCTATGGCTGCGCGCCGACGCGATGCAGACGCTGCGGGCGCTCCAGTTCCGCGCCCGTGACTGGTCGCACCAGTGTTTCGGTCGGGAACGGGCGATCGACAAGCAGGAGCGCGTATTCAGATTTCTGGAAGAAGCGCTGGAGCTCGCGCAGGCGTGCGGTTGCTCGAAGTCGCACGCAATGCAACTGGCCGACTACGTCTACGCCCGCCCGGCTGGCGATCTTCTCAACGAATTCGGCGGCACGATGCTGACGATGCTCGTCCTTGGGGAAGCGCATTCGATCGACGTGTCCGTTGCGACGGAGGCCGAACTCAAGGCCAACTGGGCCAACATGCAGAAGATACGCGAGAAGGCCGACGGCAAGCCACTCCAGAGCCCATTGCCGCAGTAACACGTACTTTAGGGGGCGAAAGTATGTCGATCGATGAAAACACCGTCGTCGTGACGCCGCACAGGCAGACGATGGCGGGAATCAAGCTGATCTGCGAGAGCCACAAGGTCACGGTGAGCGAAGTGCTGGTGTCCGGACCGCTGCGTTACTTGAAGCAAAGGAAGGCCCGCGCCGCCGTTATTCAGCACCTATATTCCGAGCATCGCTGGGCGTTACTCCGCATCGCCCGGTTTATGAAGATCGACCGAGATACGGTCCGCTACTACCTGACCGGCGGGACCCGGAGGCGCAAGCATCCGCGCAACTGCGTCAATTGCGGCAAGGCGTTTCTCGCCATCAAATACGGCGAGAGCGCGATGCAGCAGTTTTGTTCAACTAGTTGTTCCAACCAGTTTCGGTTTAAATCGAGGCGATGACTGATGCCTAAAGACAGACAGCGGCCGTCGTGCCCCGGTTGCCTCGTCGAGCATCGCAGTCTGGTTATCGACAGTCGCACGACGGCCAGAACTATCCGCCGTCGGCGAAGATGCGAGGGCTGCGGCCACCGCTGGACGACTTACGAAATCGAAGGGAAAGACCTTAAGCCGGTGCTGGACTTCGTCGATCGGGCGGAAAAGGCCGTCGACCAGATGACCGTCGCCGCGATCGCCTTGTCCAACGACGTGACGAAAATTCGCGACGTGCTCCGAATACCTGATGACGACTAAGGCGCTCGAGCAAGGCGCGGGTCCGACCGATCGTCGCCTGCTGATTACCGAATTCCTGCGAATGTCTCCGCTTGCGCGCTGCTCGGCGTTTGTCGTGGACCGCCATCGGCAAAGCTGGAAGGCCGTTCACGCGACGCGCGTGCTGGCGTCCGACGACGGCGAAGTCGATTAACGATCTGTTAACCACGCCTAAAGTTCCTGTTCGCCGGAACTCTTCCAACATTGCACCCAAAGTCGTCCCGTGGTATAGTTTCTGCACGGGCTCTTCCGCCCGCGACATAGGGACGATCCGATGACCGCAATCAACGCCTCCACCTTCGAGCCGAACGGCACCGTCGAGAACCATTCGTTTGGCACCATTGAGGACGGCACTGTCGAAGTCACGCTGGGACGCGAGACCCGCCGTGTGAGGGCGAGCCGGTGGACGACCCCCGACGAAAACCGCATCAATGCCTACGGCGTGTCGGGCCGGTACAACACTGGCACCAAGGCGTGGCCGGCTTCGATCACGCTTTGCCTCACCGGTCGCCGGGCCGGTATGGAAACGGCTCGTTTCGGTCGCGACGATCGGGACCCGAAATTCAACAAGATGCGCGGCATCTTCTTCTCGTAACCCTCAAACCACCGGGCGGCTCTTGGAGCCGCCCGCCCGCGACATAGGAGACTTCGATGGCGTCTTGGGCCGACCACTTCAACACCTACACCGAAGCCTGCGAGTTTTACGGCGTCGATACGCCCGCTCAAATTCGCGCCGAACAGCAGGCCGAACTTGAAGCCGAGTGGGTCGACATGCAGGACCTGATCGAGGCGCGCGGCGTGCGCGTTCCCGAGCCTTACGAATGCCCGTATTGACACAGGAGAGCACAGTGAACAAGGACCGACGTAAGCGCCTGCAAGAGGCGCTCGAGCAGATCAACTCCGCCAAGGAAACGATCGAGGAATGTCTGCAGGAAGAGCAGGAGTACCGCGACAACATGCCCGAGAACCTGCAGAACGGCGACGCGGGGGACCGCGCCGATCAGGCTATCAGCGAGCTTGAAAGCGCCGTGTCCAGCCTCGACGACGCCGTCAGCAACGTCGAGACGGCGAGCGATTAATACATCGTTAACCACGTTTATCGGCCACGCTTGAATTCCGTCTCGAAGCGTGATTTTGTATTGTTTCGGGCAATTCCGCCCGCAGGAGGGTGTTATGCACCAAGAGTTCGCCGCCTTTGCCGCCCGTTTCAACGTTTCCGTCGCCGACGCGTACGTTCTGCCCGCGCTGTTCGAGCGCTCGGCAGAACTCGTCAAAATGCCCGTGCGTGGTCTGTTGGCGGAAGCCACCTACCGCAATCCCGCGCTCGGCGAGTATATGGCTGGAGCCGCGCGCAAAGTCGCGGCGGAGGATCGGGCGGCTTGAGCCGCCCGGAAAGGACCGACACAATGGCTAGGTACGCCCTGTCAAAATACTTCGCACGTGGCGCGGGCCACGTCGTCCGGCTTCACGGTGCCGAAGTGCTTTTGTTCGACTGGCACGGTCGGCGCGACGGTCATGCGTACATTGACAAAGACGACAAGGGTCGTGCGACTTATCGTCGCGGAGGCGTCGTGTACCCCAGCTTCGCGGCGCTCCTGCGGGGCGTCGAGCAGGAGCATAACGGTTAACCAGCCATTAACCACGCTTATCGGCTGCGCTTGAATTCCACCGGGCAATGTGGTTTCCTTCGTTTACGGGCAATTTCGCCCGCGACATAGGAGACCGCAATGCCCCGCGCCGCCACCATCACCGATGCCGCCGAAGCTTTCAGGCTTGCCGATTTCGCCCACAACCGGGCGAACGACGCGCGCGACGCTATGGACGTCGAAGGCGTCCGCCTGTTCGCCAACCTGACGGCGGAATATACCTATCGCGGGCTGGACCTGCTGGGCCTGAACCGCCGCTAATCCCTCGAAACAGGAGACCTGCCATGACCACCAAGCAAACCAAAGTCCTCGACGGCGACGTGTTCCGCACTCGCGGCGAGGCGCGCGCCGTCGCGGCGCTCCTTCGCGCCCGTGGCTGGAAAGCCGTCGTCGAGAGCTCTGCCGGCGAGCACCGGGTGCGCGTCAATCGGGACGGAATGTCGGCCTACTTCTACGAGGGCGACCACGTCGATACGTTCCAGCCGCGTTGGGTCTGACCCTCCTTGACGTGGTGCCCCGCGTCGTGCTCTCCTATCGGCCCGCGCCCTAGGAGAGCACATCTATGTCGGACAACCAGAGAACGGCCGCGCCATATCGCGCGCCCGGATACGTAAGCGGCCTGCGCCCCGTCGCCGAGAACAGCGTCAACCCTAAGGACGGTCTCGGGGACCTCAAGGTTCCGCTCGGCGTCGTGCCGGCCACCGCCGAAGTCTTTACCGCGATCGGCATGGGTAACGGTGCCGGCAAATACGGGCCGTACAATTACCGCGTCGCAAAGGTGCTCGCGCTCGTCTACATCGAAGCGCTCGAGCGCCACGTCAAGGCTCTCAAGGACGGGCAGGACTACGACACCAAGACCGGCATTCACCACGGTTGCTTCATCCTTGCCAACGCCGCCATCTATATGGACGCGCTGGCGTGCGGTAAGTTGATCGATAACCGGCCGGTGAAGGGCAAGGCGGGCGAAATTCTGGAGATTTTCGCAATGGAGCCGACCGATCCGGCCCGCAGTCCGGAGGACGTACGCGCCCTGTTTGAAGGGCTGTTCTCCGAAGCGGCCGTCGAGGCGCGGGCGGCTGAAATTCAAGCTGCCGACGCCGAGTGCCTCCGTAAGGAACTGATGCGGGAGGGAAGCGAGCAATGACGGTCCTGTCGGCACAGACCATTCAGGCGCTCCAGCCTGTCGAACCGTTCTGCCAGAGGACGCGCCACAATGGCGTGACCTTCGGGCTGGGACCGGCCGGTTACGACGTGCGCGTTGCCGAGAAGCTCGTGTTGCTTCCCGGTCAGTTCGTGCTAGCCAGCACTGTCGAGCGCTTCAACATGCCGGGTGCCGTGCTCGCCGTCGTACACGACAAGAGCACTTGGGCGCGTCGCGGCCTGTTCGTCCAGAACACTGTGATCGAGCCCGGCTGGCGTGGCTTTCTGACGCTCGAGATCACTTACCACGGGCCACCGCGTCTACCGGACAGAGGACAGACGCCGCCGGCCGTGCCGATATACGTCGAAGCCGGCTCCGGAATTGCCCAGATCGTCTTCCACCAGCTGGACCACCGCACGGCGCTGCCGTACGAAGGCAAGTACCAAGACCAGCAGGCCGGTCCGCAGACGGCCATTCTGGAGGGATCGCCGCCACCGTCCGGCCGCCACCACTTGTACCAGACCGGTGACGCGGACGCACCCGACGCAATCAAGGATCGGAACGGCGAAGTCGTGCTAGGTCTGTGCCGTCGTTGCGGCATGGGCGAGGCGGAACTCGGGGAATTTTGCCATGCCGAAGGATAAGACGCCGCCGGCTTTTCAGAAGGGTGACCGCGTCTACGACATCGGCTCGACGCACAGCGGCATGACGGGCACCATCAAAGTTCCCGGTCTGGAAGTCTCGGAAGTAGGCTGGGATAACGGACGGACGCAGTGTGTCACCAACGAATTCCTGCGCCACGTCGGCACGTCACCGCCTGAAATTCAGACACCGGACCGTCGGTCGGCTGCGGAAGTCGATCGGGTGAAAGTCGCAGTGTCGCTGCCACCGACCGTGCAGGCGGTCAAGAAAGCCGCAAGGAAGGCCGACGAGCCGCCTGCAAAGCCGGCCGCGCCCAAAGCTACCCGGCCACCGAAGAAGCTCTCCGGAGCCCAGCAGAGACGCGCGGAAAGGCTGGCGCGCGAAGCTGCCGGGCGTTAACCTCCTGTTAACGATTTGCGTGCTTCCCTCCGAGTGTTCCTGTCTGGAGCTTGGATATGAAGAACGCACCCGCCTTAATTCCAGCGCACGTCCGCTTGGGTCGTGCCCGCGCGGAAGTACATCGCAAGGCCGCAGAGCAGCCCGACTTGCTGTACGTCATGCCGACGTGGCTGTTTGCGTTGGTGACCGCCCTCGTCGCCGGCATCGGCTTTGTCGCCATCACCATGGTCGGCAGAATTGCGGCGCTGGCGTCGTGATCAACCGGGAAGCAATCGCGCTCGACGTGTTGCTCGAGCTCTCCGAAATTCAGCGCCGGGCGGAACGCGCCATGGCTGCCAGACGGGAAGCCACGCAACTGGGCGAGGCATTCAGGGAGTCCGAAGACCACCGCTGCACTAGCCACCATCGTTTGTTAACCCGGCGTTAACCACGGCAACAGGTTCCCTTCGACGGAATTCCGCGACGCTTGAATTGCGGGCCGTCGCGTGGTATACTTCGTGTACGGTCGATCACGGCCGCGACATAGGAGCCTGAAATGCCGAAATTCCGCGTCACTTCCTCCGCTGGCGACTGGGTCATGGACGCCCCGATGTCCACCCTGATCTTGGTTTTTCAGCTACATCCGAGCGCCGTTGCGCGCATCCAGAGCGACATTCGCGACGGCGGCGTTGGCGTCCTCCACTTTAACCGCCGCCCGACCTTGGGCTATCTGGACGCCGTGTCCGTCACCGCGATCGACTGATCCCAACCGGCGGCGCGTCATCCGCGCCGCCTTCTTCGTCCCGACATAGGAGACCGAAATGACGGAAGTCTGGTTCGCTAACTACCGGAACATCAACACGGACCTTAAGTTCGATAACTTCTTCGACGACATCACGCCGTACGGCGTCGCCCTGCTCGACGTCGAGCCGGCGACGATCGAGCGCCTTAAGTCGCTCGCCATCAAGGAAGAGATCGTCGAGAGCGGCCACTACGAGGACGACGAAGGCCAGTCGATCGCCGCAACCGGCCACTGGGTCGAGGACGATGCCGAAACCAGCCCGGTCCGTTGCTTCCGGTTCCTCGACGAGGAAGGCGATCTGATCTTGGGCCTCGTCATTCGCCCGGCCTTCGTGATGTCGGCGAGCGACGAGGTATCTTGACCGATACCCCTAGGCCGTGGTTACATTGAGCCACGGCCTTTACCGTCCCGAAATAGGAGATACCCGCCGTGTTTGGCCCATCCCGCAGCAGCATTCTGGTCTACCGCTCCACCTACCCGTCACAGGAAGAACTCGACAACTGGCCGACAATGTCGCCGGAATTGCGAGCGTGGCTCGACGATTGCCGCGAAGCAATCAAGGGCACGCCCGTCGAGCCTTACCGGCTGTCGGCAGAGCCCAAGGTCAAGGACGAAGCCACGCTGGCGTTTGAGGCCGAACTCAAGGCCGCACAGCGTATTCGGCTCGACAATCTCAAGAAGAAGCCCAAGAAGGGACGCCCGCCGGGCACCGTGTGGGACCAGCGCATCTGCCGCTGGGTGCCCGATCCGCGCCTGTCGCTGCCCGTCCGTCCGGTTGACGGGAGCCGCCCCGGAGTTAACAAGAGCGGCTCCGGAGTTGACGGCGTCAGCCCGGTGGTTGCGCCGAAGCCCGCCAAGGGTGACGACATCAAGGCCCGGCTGACGGAATACGAGCCGGCGGCGCTCCGGGAATTCGCCGAGCGGAACGGCGTCTGGAACGACAAGTACCTCGAACTGCCCAATCCGGGCCTGATCCGCATGAATATCGGCAACCGTCTGCGCGCCAAGATCAAGCGCGGCGAAGCCGTCGAGTGGTAAACCCCGAAATCCTCTTCCGATATAGGAGACCTGCCTAATGACCCAGCAAAGCACCGCGTCCGAAGCTGTCATTTCACGCATCCGGAAGCTGATGGCTCTCACCACTGATGCGGGAGCCACCGAAGCGGAGGCGGCTCTCGCCGCCAGCCACGTCCAGCGCATTCTGGCGGAACACAACCTGTCGATGGCTGCCGTCGAGGCGAGCGGCGGCGCTACGAACAGCGAAGGCGGCAAGCGTGAACGGACGGCCGTAAATAAGCGGCAGGTCTACTCGTGGCAGCGCCACCTGATGAAGACCGTGGCGGAAGTGAATTACTGCGTCGCGCTCGCCCGCTTCAAGGTCGGTAGAGGCCAGAAGATTTTCGACGGCTACGACCTGATCGGCCGGGTCGACAACGTGACCACCGTGTCGCTGATGTTCGAGTATCTGCTCGAGGCTATCGAGCGGCTGGCGCGGAACTTCGTCGGTAACGACCCGGCCCGGTATTTCACGCGCGAGGCGCATTCCTTCAAGGAAGGCTGCGCGTACCGCCTGCACGAGCGGCTCGAAGAGCAATTTAAGGCGCTGCTTGAAGAGCAGGCGAAGAAGGAACGCGAAGAGAAGGCCCGGAGTAGCCATCCGGGCGCGGCACCCGGCACCGGCCTCGTCCTGTACCTTGGTGACGTGGTCCAGCGTGAGAAGGACCTTAACAACGACCTGATCAAGGGCCTCGAGCCGGGGACCACCGCTCGCAACCGAGAGCGGCACGCGGCGGAGGCTAGAGCCGCAAGCGACAGACGACAGGCGATCTACGACGCCAACGTTGGCCCGCACGGTCACGAAGTCGCGACGTACATGTCGTACGGCTACTCGCTCGATCGGGCGCAGGAGTTTGCTCGCCAGCAGAGCGAACCGTCGAAGCCCGAAACGGAGGCGCAGAAGCGCAAGCGTCTGGAACGCGAGAAGAAGGCCGAGAAGCGGGCGGCTGAACAGTGGAGGCGACGGGAGCAGCGCGAGGCCAACCGGCTCGACCAGAACGCTTACTGGTCAGGCCACGAGGCCGGCGACGAAGTCAGTCTTAACCGCCAGATCGACGAGGACTGCAAAAAGAGGATCGGCAAATGAACGGGGCGACATTCACCCGGACCGGGCGCACGGTGGCGTTCCTTGACGTTCATATCGGCGCTCCGTTCTTCGCGCACGGCTCGTACTGGGTCCGCACGTCGTTTGACGGCGCAACCAAACTGGCGGGAACGGTCGACGGTCACCAGTCGGCTTGCAATTTCCTGATCGATGGCACGATCGAGCCGGCACGCGGACCATACAGTCATAAAGGGGAAGTCTGCGAGCCGGTGGAAATCGTCGAATTCGCGGTGACGTCATGACCGCCCTGCGTCGAGTCTTCATCAGCCAGATTCGCGGTGCCGGGCTGTTCGGCGTCGCCGGCCGTAGAGCCCGCGCCGCGCTCGTCGGTGGCCAGCCGCTAATGATCGAGCGGGAATTTGAAAACCCGAACGATCGCAACGCCCTTCGCCTGTGTGACCTGCACGGCGCACCCGTCGGCTACGTGGCGCGAGAAACTGCAGCTAAAGTCGCGCCGTTAATGGACAGTGGCGTTGTATTTACGGCCTGCGTCCACCGCCGACAGGAATCAAACCGGATGGCCGTCGCTCGCATCAGCGAGGAAGGCGCGGCGGTGGACCATTCGATCAAGGCACAATCCGATCGGTTTCTGATGAACTACTACCGGAAGCTACTCGATGCCTAGCCCGGCGATCGACGTCAACCGCGCCATGGCTCTTCGGGAAGCCGGAATGACTTGGAAGGCCATCGGAATTCAGCTGGCCCAAGAGGACGGACGAGAAACGCCTTACGGCAGCGCTGCCGTTGACAGCGCCGTCCGTCGCCACAAGCGCTGGCGGGACCGTTCGGACGACACTTGACGCGCAGTTCCTCCCGTGTTTTACTTACATTTCGGTTATGACATAGGAGAAACTGATGACCGCCACCGTCCATCCCGTCCTGCAGTTCCGCCCCGATCGCGTCGTGTTTCATCGGGGCGTCCATTACGCCCTGATCGGCGGCGTGTGGCTCCGCCATCGTCGCAACGAATTGCCGGGAATTTTCGACGGTCTGACGGCGTTGCCGACCGTCTTGTTCCGTGATCACTGGTCGCATGCCTGCGACGACAACGCCTGTCCTCTGGCGTCAACCCTGCGTGGTCTTTCCGACTTTCCGCTGGTCGACATCGTCACCGACGACGAGGATTAACCCGGCGTTAACCACGCCGAACGTTTCCTGTTGCGCGGAACCGTTCGGCGTGGTATTCTCTCTTTACGGGCAGGGAAGCCCGCGACATAGGAGTCCGAAATGCTGATCATCCGAGACCATGACCGTGAAACCTTCCGCGTTTCGCGCGAGCTTTTCGACAGCGTCGTCGTCAGCAAGGTCTATCGGTTCAATGGCCGTCGTGGCCGCGTCGTCGGCAAGTTCGAGGGCGTCGTCCCCGAGATCAACATTCAGTGGCTCCCCCCGAAGGCCGCCAAGGCGGCCTGATCCCTTCATCCGACCTGCCAACCCTGAAATAGGAGATACCGAAATGGCCCGCATCCACCACAACACCGTCAAGAAGGCCCAGAAGCTGGGCTTCACGCTCGACGTCGTCGAGAACGAAGTCGAAGTCCGTCTGGGCGATCGCCTGCTGGCGTCCCACGCCTCCGGGTCGGTGGCCGTCGAACTGGCGATCGAGAAGATGAACGCCGCCGCTCCCGCGCCCAAGAAGGCCGCGAAGAAGGCGGCTGCGCCCAAGAAGGCCGCGAAGCCCAAGAAGGTCGTCGAGGACGACGAGGGCGAAGGCGACGAGGACGGCGAAGTCGAGGCCGGCGACGAGGAAGAGGAAAACGAGGGCGGCTCGCTCGTCAAGAAGAAGTACAAGCAGGCTTATCGCCCGTTCCACGACCGTTGCGGCGACGACCTGTCGCAGCAGATTTCGGACCACGTCACCGTCGAAGACGAGGACGGTAATGTCCGGATCGACCGCGTCCTGCTGCGGCGCTTCGCCAAGGCCAACGACGTGTGGGCCGACCGTTACAACGATCTCAACAACGGCATGGCGCGCATGAACATCGCCAACCGCTTGCGGGCTCGCATCCGCAAGGGCCACGAAGTAGTCTGGCCGTAAGGCCCGACTACCGCCCCGGCCTTGGAATTTCAGGGTCGGGGCGGAATTAAGTACAACCGGAGGGTAACTCTTCCGAGTGATTGACGCGGACCGCGCGTCGTGCTTTGGTATCGACAACCTGCGTGCGTACCCGGAATGATCCGGGGAACTTGTTTGGAGAGCGACAATGAACGACACGACCACCATCGACGCCTCGAAGTATGAATACAGCAAGGCGCGCATCAGGGACTCGCGCGGCAACGCCCGCACCGTCGTCAGCAACGGTGACGCCGTCGCCAACGCGCTGACCCTGCTCTTGACGCAGGGCAAGACGCTCGAGAGCGTCGTCCGCGCCAACAAGCTGCCGATGGACCGGCAGGACTACGTCAACAACGGCCAGTTTCGTATGGCGATCGGCAACTCGCTGCGTGGCAGGGTTCGTCGCGGCGAGGCCGTCACCATCGGCGACTTGACGATCAAGTCGCTCGAGCAGCGCGTCAACGTTCCGATCGAGGCCGACGCGCCCGCCGCCGTGAAAAAGGCCGCGCCGAAGGCCGCCAAGAAGGCGGCCAAGAAGACCGCGAAGAAGACTGCGAAGCGCGCCAGCAAGAAGGACGCTGCGTAACGAGTTCGGGCCGGGGCGGGTCTTCCCCGCAGGCCGATCCGCCCCGTACTGGACTGCCGGCCCGGCTAGTCAACGATCGAACGACGCCCCCCGTCTACGATCGAATTAGTCGGGCCGGTGGTAAACCGAAATAGGAGGAATGCCGCTATGAGCACTGTCTGGGCCGTAAATCCCACCAACGACGACATTTCCGACGCCGAGCGGTATGGTGAAATCCGGTACGTCAGCGCCAAGTACCTGTTCGCCGACGAAATCGACGACGAGCGAATTCCGTCCCCCACAGACTACAGCATCGACGAGGCGGCGCGGCGCTTCAATTCCGAGCGCGACTACCTGTTGATCGTCGGCGATCACCTTCAACTGGTGGCGATGGCCGCCAAGCTGTCGAGATACCACTCGAAATTCCGGGTCCTGCGCTACGATCGCAAGGAACGTGCGTACTTCCCCGTCGTCGTGACCTGCCCGCCCCCTCTCGCAGCGGCTTGACGCCCGCCACGGGGCGTGCTTTGATCCCCCTCCCGAGATAGGAGAGATTGCCGATGGCTTCCAAGCCTAAGGCGGCTGCTGCCGCTAAGCCCGCGCCTACCCCCCTTCCGAAGTCCCTTCTCGCCGCGCTACCGGTGGCGTCGGAGATCGTCAAGCACGCCGACGCCATCGAAAAGTTGATACCGAAGCTGGAGAAGGAACTCGCCGCTGCGAAGAAACGCGGGGCGATCGATCTGGCCCGGTCTTTCACCGTCCTGCACCGTCTGGTTACGACGGTCGACGCCAAGGTTAAGGGCGTCGGGTCGGCCTTCGAGCACTACAAGACGCTGGAGCTTCCGGCAATCTTCGAGCAGGCCGGCATCACCAACGTTCCGCTGGCTGAGGGCTTCCGCGTCGGCGTGGCCTACCTGATGCGGGCCAGCATCAATTCCAAGCGCAAGGAAGACGCTTACGCGTGGGTACGCAAGGAATTTCCCGACCTGTTGTCGGAAACCATCAACGCCAGCAGCTTGTCGTCGCTGGCACGCGACATGCTGGAGAACCAGAACAAGGAGCTTCCGCAGGACCTGTTTAACGTGGTCAATCTGCCCATTACCAGCGTTACTGCGGTCAAGTAAGCCGCGCAAGCGGCTTGGACGTCGGGGGTGGCTCTTCTCGGCCCCCCAAATCCTAGCGGTGCCACTCCCGACGCTCCGAAATAGGCGAAACCATAGCACATCGAAACCAAAGGATAGCTACGATGGCAAAGACACCAACCCCGGCGTCGAGAAACGCCGCTCCCGCAAAGCCGCAAGGCCGTGCCGCACAGGCTGCCCGCTCTCAGGGACGGGAGCCCGAACCGGAGCGCCGCGCCGCTGCGCCCGCCAACAAGTCATCGGTGCCCGCCAACCGCAAGCCCGCGCCGCCGCCGGCAGAGGTTTCGACCGCCAATATGCCGGCCTTCATGCGACAGGACGTCGATGTCGGCAAGGAAGCGATCGGGCGCGAGGACTTGGAGACGCCGCGCCTGAAACTTATTCAGGCTCTGTCGCCGGAGCTCCACGTCTACAACGACCTGCGTCCCGGCCAGTTCTTCCACACGGCTGCCGAGCAGATACTCGAAGGCCCGCTGACGACGGTGCCGGTGTTCATGGAGCGCCGCTACTTGCTGTGGCGTCCGCAGGACAGCGGCGGTGGCATTCTGGCGCGCGCCGACGACGGAATTCACTGGTCGCCGTCGGCTGGTGAATTCACGGTCCAGCTGAACCGCAATCAGGGCGGCAAGACCGTCACGTGGAAACTCGCGCCGACCGTCGAGAGATCGGGCCTCGCCAACTGGGGAACGTCCGACCCGGACAACTCGAATTCGCCGCCGGCCGCGACGCTGATGTACAATTTCGTGCTGGCGTTCCCGGACTACCCGGACCTGATGCCGGCAGTATTCACCTTCCAGCGCTCGCTGATCAAGGTCGGCAGGAAGCTGAATACCAAACTCAAGACCACGCGGCTTCCGATATTCGGCCTCAAGTTCGATTTCGCGCCGTTCCTTGACCACAACGCCGCGAATCAGGACTTCTACTCGGTCAACGTCGTCGGCAACGGCATGGTCGAGGACGAGGACCAGTACAACCTGTATCGCGACATGCATAACGCATTCCGCACCACGGGCCTGCAGATCAAGGACATCGAGACGCTGCAGGAAGAGGACGTCGACGGCGCGAACGACGACGGCGAGGACGGTAAGCCGCAGACCGGCCACCGCCGGTTCTGATCTCGGAAACTTCCCGTAGGAGAGTTGGCATCGGGAAGCTAGCCACGGGCGGTGCGTAGAGCCGCCGCCCGTGGCGCACTCAATAAGGCTAGGGACAAAATGCCGATCACGGAACGCGAAAACGACCACCTTACGGTGTTGCTCCAGAATCTGGAGCCTGAAACCAAAAACATGACGGAGCGCTCGCGCAATTTCGTGCGCGACCAGATCACGCGCCACGGGAACTACGGCTCCCGCATCTTCATGTCCGACAAGCAATGGAAGTGGCTGCGGGACCTGCACGCCGAGTTCTGTCCGGAAGCCGACCTGCCGGACCCGAACGTCCCGCGCGACGAGCTCCCGGATACGTCGGACGAGGGCGACGATGATGACGCCATGCGCCGGGGCGGCGACGATATGGACGACGAGATTCCTTTTTAACGCCGAAAGGCGCGCTAGTATTGCGTAACAAGACATAGGATGCCGCGTGTCAATCACCCTGCGTCAACTTCGATCTGCCAAGTGGAAGAGAGTTTACCAATATGCCAGCCCAAGCCAGAAATTCGAAGTCTTTAGCAGCGAAGAGTGTCCCGGCGTCGCAGTCGTCCACGACTACAAAGGCAAAAAAATCAAAATCAGCTACCGATGTGCCGGAAAACAAACCGACAGCCCAAGCCAAGTCGTCCGGTTCTTCAACGAAGAAGAAAGGCGGCGATCCGGCCTCCGACAGGCTGCAGGAAGTCCTAAATCGGCTAAAGGTCAGCAACAACATCGCCGTTGACACGGAGGGCAGCGGCCTCGACTGGCGGCGCAACCACATCGTTGGATACGTGCTGACGTTCGGTCCGAAGCCGCAGGACAGTTACTACGTTCCATTCCGACATCTTGGTAACGCGAACGTCGGTGGACACAACGGGCCGACCCACGCAGAGGGTTGGGACGGCAAGCTTGCGCCGGGCGAAAAGGAACTCGTCGAGGCGTTCGACAAACAGGGCGCGACGCTTACATTTCACCATGCAAACTTCGACCTGAAATTCCTGTCGCGCGTCGGCTATCGGTTCCGGCCGCGCGCCGAAGACACTATGATCAACGCCTGTCTGATCAACGAATGGCAGGGGCGCTTCTCGCTCGAGTTCTGCGCCAACGTGGCCGGCGTGCAGGCGAAGAAGTCGGCGGAAATGGTGGAGTATCTGTGCCAGAAGTTCCCGGAAGCTGCGGCGGCACGAAAGTCGGCGATGGGTCACTACTGGCGCTTGCCCGGTGACGATCCGATGGCGGTGGATTACGCCGTCGGCGACGGTACGACCACGTGGCAGCTTCGCGAATGGCAGATGGAGCAACTGCGGCTGCAGGAGCTTGAGCGCGTATGGGACGTCGAATCCCGACTGATCAACGTGCTGGCGCGCATGAGCGTCAAGGGCATCAAGGTCGACGAGGGTGAATTCAGCCGCCTGCGGGCTTACATTAAGAGTGAGATCGAGCGGCTCCTGAATTCGTTTCCGTCTGATTTCAACGCCCGCAGCCCGGACGACGTGCGGCACTGGATGGAGAAGCACGGCTGCACCAACTGGCCGATGACGCCAGCCAGCAAGCGCTTTCCGCAGGGTCAGCCGTCGATGCAGGAATCGTGGCTCGAAACCCACGACGCGGGCCGGGCCGTCGTGTCGCTCCGCAAGTTTATGACGCTGCGCGACACGTTCGTCCAGCCGCTGATGACGACGCACTTGTGGAACGGCCGCGTCCACACGAATTTCAACCAGTTGAGAAACGACGAATTCGGCACGATTACGGGCCGGCTGTCGTCTGACAGTCCGAACCTGCAGGCCGTGCCTAAGCACAACGAAGAGATCGGGCGGCTCTTCCGATCGATTTTCGTGCCCGACGAAGGCAAGATATGGGCGTCCACCGACTATAGCCAGATGGAACCCCGGCTGCTGGCCTACTATTCACGCTGCAAGGTGCTCTTCAACGGCTACACGTCGAGCCCGCCGATCGACGCTCATACCGCCGTGGCCGTCGCCGCCAATCGCGAGTGGCACAACCTGAACGAAAACGAACAGAAGCACTACCGAAACGCCTACGCCAAGCGCATCAACCAGACGATTATTACCGGCGGCGGTAAGGGCGTTCTCGTCAGCAAGTACAAGGTCGACCCGGCGGAAGTCGATCGCGTCTGGGCCGATTACTTCCGGGCAATGCCTGAAATCAAGGACATCCAGAAGCGGATGTCGAAGCGTATGCGCCAGCGCGGCTACCTGATTACGCTGCTGGGTCGGCGGTGCCGGCTGCTTGATCCCAACAAGGACTACGTCGCGCTCAATCGGGCGCTCCAAGGCGGTAACGCCGACTGCATGAAACTCAAGCTCGTGGAAATGTCGGAATACCTCGACGAGGCGGATTCGGCAGTCGATATGCTGAATACGGTCCACGACGCCGTCGACTTCCAGTTTCCGGAAGAGGACCGCCCGATCTACCGCCGCTGCATCGACATCATGCAGTCGTTTGGTCCGGACGACGTGATCACCCTCGACATACCGATCGTCGTCGACGAGGGTGAAGGCCCGAACTGGGCAATCGCCACGTACGGGCCAGAGAAGCCCAAGAAAGAAGCTCCGAAGCCCGCCGCTACCAACGCACCCGCCAAGCGTGCGAACGGAACCGGAACCAGAAAGAAATCCAAGGGTGAGGCACGCGCCGAAGCCTAGGGAGGAAACGATGCTCGTCGAGTGGCAATGGTACTGGCCCAGCTGGTGGAAGCTGTGGCCCAGCTATGCGAAGTACCAGTGTGAGTACGGCGGCTGGACGTACTATGAACACTACTTCGGGTTTGGCGCGTATCAGTCACGCTGGAGGACGTCCCGGTGAAAGAAGTCGAACTCCAGCGTCTGATCATCGACGTAGTCGAGGAAGTCGGCGGCGCGTCTCACAAACTCTCCAACCGCTTCCTGATCGGCATTCCTGATCTGCTCGTCAAGGTGCCCGGCTATCAGGCGGCGCTGATCGAAGTAAAGCTGAACAAGTTCGCTGCGCCGAAGAACAAGCGGGTGAAGTCGCACGTATTCAAGCTCGACGTGACGGTGCCGCAGCAAACGATCCTCGGGGAATACGACGCGGCCGGTATGACTTGCGGCGTGCTGTCAGGCGTGCTTATTGGCGGCAATACGGTGCGACACCTGCACCTAAATTTCCTAGGTCTGTACGTGTGCGCCATGAACCAGTACAAAACCGACGTAATAAACCACACGTTCGTCGGAAACCACGAAGTGCGAAACTATCGGATCACGGAGCTACTTCAAGAATTCTTGAAGAGAGAATAGGGGCGACCAATGCAGATCGAGGACTTTCTGGTTAAGGGTAAGGCGTCGTTTATCGTCGGTGGACAGTACGGCTCCGAAGCCAAGGGTGCAGCGGCGGCGTGGCTGGCCGCCCGCATGGCGGAGCGCAGCCTGAATTTCGACGTCGTGACCACCAACGCGGGAGCGCAGGCCGGCCACACTTCGCTACACAAGGGCCTTAAGCGGGTCGTATTCCACCTGCCGACTTATCCGCTCGTCAATCCGGGCTCCGAGCTCGTCTACCTGAATGCCGGCTCGATCATCGACGTGTCCACGCTCTTCAACGAAATGGACCAAGTGGCCCGCGATGCGCCGTGGCACCACTCGAAGCGGTTCCATATTCATCCCAACGCCGCGATTATCACCGAAGAGTGCAAGAACGCGGAGAACCGGGACGACAGTCCGCAGTCGGCGATTTCCAGCACCCGAAAGGGCGTCGGTGAAGCGCTGGCGCGCAAGGTGTCGCGATCGGGCGTCATTGCCCGTAACCATCCGAAGCTCCGCGACTACGTCCGTCGGATCGATATCAACTACGCGATGCAGAAGGGCAAGTCGGTACTGGTCGAAGTGCCGCAGGGCATCAGTCTCGGCCTCAACAACAAGTTCTACCCTCACTGCACGTCGCGCGACTGCACCATCGCGCAGGCGGCTTCCGACGCCGGAATTCATCCGCACTTCGTCGGCCCGACGATGCTGGTGCTGCGGACTTTCCCGATCCGCGTCGGGAACATCGTAGTCAACGGCGACGAGAAGAGCAGCGGCGACTGCTATCCGGACCAGCAGGAAATTACGTGGGACCAGCTGGGCGTCAAGCCCGAAATCACGACGGTCACCGGCCGGGTGCGTCGCGTCTTCACGTGGTCTCACCAGCAGGTCTACGACGCCATCGGATTGACGCGGCCTAGCGTCATCTACCTGTCGCACGTCGACTACCTGTCGGGCGGAAGGGCCGGCCTGCGCCCGATCATTCAGAGCATCAGGACGTCCCTCACCGTGCACGGGATTGACAGGTGCTTGATCGTATGCGCTAATGGTCCGTCGACCGACGACGCGTGGGAGCATCAGGATGAATGACGAAGAGACGATACTGGTTGAATACCGGATCGCGCCCGGACGCCGGGAGGAATTTCAGCGTCTGCTTGAGCAGTTCGATCGCAACAACGATGACACCGTCGTTCGCGGCTACCGCGCGGGCGACGTGATCGACAAACGGGCTTCGTTGACCCTGTTTACGGATCAGATGGAGCTCGTGTTGCGGCGACACGACCACAAGACCGGCTGGCGCGAGCGTCCAATAAGGGCGCTCGTCGAGTTACTCTTTCTTGAAGTGGCTGAATTCAAGGTGGCTTTCGAGCACTTTGAAGTCAGCGAATCTCGCAAGGAACTGATCGACATGGCCAACTTCTGCCTGATCTGCTGGGACAGGCTGTCGATGCTCGATCAG